ACGTGAGATTATTATATACAGTAAGTTCTGGATATATGGCAGAACAGCAGAATGTTTCCTATTCGATAGGGGGATTTGCATCTTCCACGACAATACCTAACGACATGTTCGGTAATCTGTTTGACGAATTGAGCGTCAACACTATAAGAAATGCAAGAAATGAATACCGGGCTATAGTGCTGCACAATGATAGCCAGGAGGTGGCAAAGGGTGTAAAGATATGGTTCGACAACCCGGAAATGAACGTGTGCTCGTTCAAGGTGGGTGCCGTGGGAATGACGGAAGGTGAAGACGGAAGCCGATATATGGGTAGTGCACCTAATATATACAGCAGACCCTATACAGTCCAGTTTTACGAGGCTACAGAGGAAAACCCGGTGTCTATCGGGGATATGCAGCCAGACCAGATGATAGGTATATGGGTGGAAAGGAGTATAGACAAGGAAAAGGCTTTGGAAGAGTATAACAACGTGGCTGAGAGGGATTTGACTACAGAAACGAGATACAGTCCTATTCAGAAGGAAACACAAGAAATGTTAAATATGCAATTTTATTGGGAATAAGCTATTGCGTATGTCATAATATAATATTATCTTTGTGGTGTGATTGATAAGGGAGCGTTAAAAACTCCCTTTCTTAATCGGGGTAGACATAATAAAATATTATCTTAATAATGAACAACATTGTAGAACTTAACGGATTGATGGGTGTAAAGGGTGGAAAGGTTTATGCCTATTTTTCAACCGAACCGGAAAAGGTGCAAAATGCCCTTGAGCTTGGAATAGCATGTACCGGGGCTGATGATAACGGGGCATATAACATCTACTTTGATGATGAAGAAAACATATGCTGTGAATACATGCAGCGTTGTGTCACAAAGAAGTTCAAGAAGGTAGGCACCATAGAAGAAGCCGTGTTGTGGATGGAAAGTTATTTTTAATATAAAAGAGGTTATGACAGAAAAGATTATTAAAAAGGAGGACGTGGAATACAAGCTGACATGCACTTTGTCTATAGAATGGAACCGTTCGGCAAAGTATAGGTTCAAGTTACAGCAAAGAGAGCGAGGAAAAAGAAAATGGAGGGATTTATTTGGAGAGAGATATTTAGTATATACAGAGAAAGATGTTGTTTTGGAACATATAAGTAAAGATGATGTTCTGGAGCTTGCTTTTGAAGAGTACAAAAAGTATAGTCCATCTAATAACGATATGTTTTGATGAAAACATTAATTTTTGATGTGATGTTGAATGAGCAATACATTCATACGTTCAAGTACAAGTATAATCCTTTGTTTCCTATCGAGGAGGAAGAGTTAAGGAAGTTTGTAGAAGAGAGATTGCCGACATTGAAAGGAAAGAACTTTAAAATATTGTTTTGAGGTATGAATCTGATTGCTATTATAAAGAAATGGTTCTGTCGGCATGAATGGGAGCTGATGTATGAAAGGAAGGTTACGGTATGGGATGAGTTAGGATGCAATAAATATATCGCCAGATATTACGTCTGCAAGAAATGCGGTAGATATAAGAAAACAAAAAGTTATTGATATGAAACAGACAGTAGAAGAAGCGGCAATGCAAGAGCTTATGTCAAGCTATGCAATAGTAGTTGAAGGTGAATTAGCCTATCAGAGACAAGCAATGCTAAACATGTTCAGAAAAGGTGCTGAATGGCAGTCAAGGCAATCACCTTGGATAAGCGTAAAGGAGCGACCTCCAAAACATAATATTAAGGTTATTATATGCCATGAATGCGAATTTTATATAGGTAAAATGTATCGTTCGATGCAATCAAATTGGTGGAGAGTAAGTGATGATGAAAGAACCGATATAATAGTTAGCGAAGATGATTCTTGGATGCCTATACCTATCTTTTGACGAGATACTTGAAGCAAACAAAGATGTACTGGAACGGATTAAGGGGAAAGGAGATTGAAAATGAATGAAAGGAAAGTTCTTTTGTTTAAGAAGGTATGTTATGATGTTGGAACACGTTTTTCTTTTGTTGTAAACGGTAAGATTATCGAAACGGTTATAAGTGATGTAATGATTGATTATCATAAAAATATCAATTATGAAAAGCATTCTGTAAGGTATCATTTCTGTACTATGGACAAGTATTCATTCAACGAGTTTTCTGAAAGAGAGTTAGAAGATATGATACGCAGGGGAATTGTTTTATGTATTGAGTAGTAGAAAAGGAGATTGAAAATGATAAAGAAATGGTATGAAGTTTCGTGTGATTTGTGCGGAAATGGTTTAAATCACTATGCAGAATTAAAACCTACTTGCACTGATTTAAGGAGAGATGGTTTTAAAGTTAAAATCAATAACGGAAAGGTGTTTGTTTTTTGTAAAGAGTGCTATGAAAAGATAAAGAAGGAGACAAAGAAATGAAAGGAAATATATTTGACAAAATAAGAAAAGCATCTAATAAATATATAGAGTATATGATTGCTTGTGATAATGTAGCCAAAGAAGCACAAAAGCATATAGATTGGAACAATGATGTTTCGTGTGAATATTATCCCGGTGATGGAATATGTATAATGATAGAAGAACATGTTTGTTATGCTAATACATTCTTTGACTTGGTAGAAGAATCAGAAAACGGTATGATTGACGAGAGAACTTTTATGATAAATTGTATCTGACATGGAAAGATATAGGATTGTGAAAGAAATAAGGTATAGCGGCTGTATTCCGATAGTCGTGTATTGCGTACAAGTCAGAAAAGACAAACGTATTTCATCCGAATGGGTGAATGTAAAGGGATTTGATACCTATAAGAAAGCGAAAGAGTTGTTGTATGTTTTAAACGGTGATTGATATGGAAATAGTTCCGGATTTGACAAAAAGTAATTTATCTAAAAACCAGGTAGAATATATTCAAAAGAAACAGCATGAATATAAATTGACGGACAAGAAGAGGAGGGTTCCGGGACATATTTTATTTTCATTCAATCTGAAAACGAAAGAGATAAAGAGAGCTTCTATTACTAATGAAGTTTCAATTGGATTAAACGGGAAACCTATAATGAAAACCAAAACAGTTATTGAGCCGGATTGCTATTACGAACAAGCTTTAAATGAAAAGAATTTTAGAAAAAGATTAAAGAGGATTGGGTTAATATGAAAACAATTAAGATTTCAAATTTACAAGAAGGGGATTTGTTCATATATAAAGACGTAATGTATGAAATTGTACATAAGGACAAATGGGAAACCTATTGTAAATATGTCAATGATAAAAGCCATTTAGGAGGATGGCTTTCACGTGAATATCTTTATTGTAAATTTAGTAATTATACAAAAGTAGAGATTTAGATGCTATGAGTAAATATAGATACAAGGAAGTGAAGAACTATATCCACAACGAACTAAAGTTGACTAAAGAGGATATAAAGGAAATTATGATTCCAATTGTGAAAGAGGAGGTTAAACGTATCTTTCAAAACACCTATGGGAATGATGTCGATATAGAGAGGTGGGTTCGTTGTATGGTTTCCAACGAGATACAAAGACATGGTGATTACTCTATGATAAGGAATTTATGCAGGGAGATAATTAAGGAAGAAATTGCCGATAGGTTGTCAATTGATATAAGCCTTAAAAAGAAAGAGGGGTAAAATATGCAGAACGAAATTTCTTGGAACGATAATACTTGTTATAATATTTATAATCCGTATGGTGATACTTCTCCTTTAGAACCATGTGATGCACCTAAAATGAGAAAATATCGTCCAAAAGATGATAGATGTACAAACAAGCAGATTGCGAAACGCAGGAAGAGAAACAAGAACCGTAAAACACATAGGAAATGAGTAGGTTTGAGAAAGAAATTCTTCCTTTTATAGAAGAGGAAATTATGCGAAAACTCCGTACATACAATGTGTACAGTACAAAGGAGTATGAAGACATACGAAAGGCAGTGAGGTATTCAATCAGATTTTGCAAGAAACATAAAATTGTTCGATATGAAGATAAAGATTAAATAAATAAAGGAACGAGAAATGAAAAAGTACAAGGTTTTATTTTGTGACATGGATGGAACGTTGATTGAGACAACCAGCGGTGAGACGTTTCCAAAGGGTATATGGGACATGAAGTTCAAGTTTGATGTCCTGGATGCAATAAAGAATTTGAACCCTAAAGTAATCTTTATTGTGACAAATCAAGGAGGGATAGAAAAAGGTTTGTCGTCAGAATTATTTACTTATGTAAAATGCAAGTACGTGAATAACAGTATAATGGATTATTGCGACATTGATACGCGTTTTATGTATTGTGGAAGCAATAATAAAACCCACCCTATGAGAAAGCCGAATACTGGAATGCTTGAAAAACTTTTTGACAACTATAAATCATGGAATGCTGGTTTAAGTGAAAAAGATTGTCTGATGATTGGTGATGCAAGCGGACTTGAAGGGCAGTTTTCGGACAGTGACAAGAAAACAGCCGAGAATTTTGGCATAGACTATATGGATGTCAGCGAGTTCGTAAATGTTTACGGGGAAGGGGTATAATTATGGAAGTAAAGAACGGAATAATAATAGACGGAGTGCTGCATGAAGCTGTGAATTATAGTAATGATAGTTCTTGTAGTATATGTTCTCTTCGTAAGGAATGTGATGAATTAGAGAATCGTTGTGATGAATGGATTTGCAGGCTTATTGATTGTAGGTATTTCGTCAATCGTGGCAAAGTGACTGATATTAAGATAGATAAGGAGGAATAAATCATGTGTAATTCAATAGAATGGGGTAAATGTGAAATATGTGGAAAGGAAGACCAGTTGGAACGTACTTATTTCTACTATTCAATACATTGTGAATGTTGTGGAAGCAAAGACGAGAATGGGCAAAATAGGCATTTTGAAATGGTAAGACATTGTAGGAAATGCCCGGCTCCTATACCTAAAGAAATACATCCATTATATAAAGCGATGGATGGTAAAACTTATCGTGCGAGTGTTTCTAATATACTTCCCATTGATGTTAGAGGGGAGTTTATCATAAATGAACCGATAATTAAGGAGGAATAACGATGGAAAGCGATAAACTTATATTAGATGCTTGTTGTGGCAGTAGAATGTTTTGGTTTGACAAACATAACCCTTTGGTTTTATTTGTAGATAAGCGTTCAGAAACACTTACAGCTAAGGACAAAGATAGAATCAGAACTATAGATGTAAAACCGGATGTGATAGCCGATTTTACTAATTTGCCGTTTGAGGATAATTCTTTTTATATGGTGGTGTTTGACCCACCTCATTTAAAAACACTTGGTGAAACCTCATGGATGGCTAAGAAATACGGTAAACTGCCAAAAGATTGGAAATCACTCATACACGACGGATTTACCGAGTGTATGCGCGTCTTGAAACCTAATGGAACGCTCATTTTCAAATGGAACGAAAGTGAGATAAAAGCTTCGGAAGTTTTGTCCGTTATCCCCTTTAAGCCTCTATTTGGGCATACCACCGGAAGGCAGAGCAAAACAATATGGATGTGTTTTATGAAGAGAGAAGACGATGAGTAATACAGAAGAAAAGCATTGCAGTATATGCGTGTATTATGAACTATGCGCCAATTTTCAAATGTATTGCCACGCATTGAAAAGACGTATAACGGCAAGAAAGCAGGCGAAAAATTGTAAGTATTATAAATATAAATGGGAAGGGGTAAATGATGCACCAGTGTGACTATTGTTGTTGGTATAATGAAAGATACGGGAATTGCGATTGTCCGTATGTAATGAAGAAGTTGTCTTGTGATAAAGCTAAAAAGGAGAAAGAAAGGAGTGAGAAATGAAATTAAAACATCCATTAGATTGGTATAACGAAAACACACCATCGGAAGATGAAGAATACGAAAAGGGATGTCTATCTATCGCCTTGATAGTAGTAATCATTTTCATTGCATTAACGGCTATAATTTTATCTTATGACTTATGAAATCAAAACAAGTATTATCAATAGAACAAATGAAGCACTTGCAGGAGCTTGGATTAGATACGAGTGATGCAAGTATGTACTGGAAAAGGGTATCACATGGAAGCCGTATTGATGATAAATCAAAAGGTAAATGGTTTTTGAGTTTACAGAAGGAGTTTCAGACTTGCGGGTTTATGTCGTATGAAACACTTCCTGCTTATACCTTGCAGGACATTCTCGACAAGCTGCCGGAATCTATACAGGTATATGATTTGTACATATTTAAGAAAGTGGGGTTGTGGTGGCTCAAATATGTAGACGTAACGAATAATGGAACCGTTCGTTTAGAAAAAATGCCGAGGTTGATAGATGCCGCCTATTATATGCTGTGTTGGTGTATTGGGAAAGGATATATTAAAACTAAAGAATAGTTATGGAAGCACATGTAATGAAACTTGAAAACAACTGTGTGATTGTTGACGAGGAATATTTTAACGAGATAAAGAAGCAGTCAGAATTCAACCAAGAAAGGATAAACGAGATTGCCGAGGAAAAGTTTTTGGAATACGTGAAAGATAGCGGTATTAAACTTTCCTACGAAGTGAACGGAATACCTTATATATTTCATTATGACTTGTTGAGTGAATTGAACTATGAGGAAAGAGGATATCCGGAATCCGTGTCAGAAAAGGTGAAGCATGTTATCGCAGACGATATAACCGAGGCTTTGAATGACAAGTTTAAAGGACTGAAAGACGAGGCTTTGAATTATGCGTTAAGCGAGTTTGACAAGCGGAAACACGGTTTGGAGGCTACTGCAAAAGTATGGAAACATTTTGCATTAATCTTTATCATTACGACTATTATTCTAACAATTAGATTATTTATATTGTGAAATGATGTTAAAACAGAGACAATTTAGACATAAGCACTTGCGTATCTCATAACATAATCTTATCTTTGCATTGTGAGATTAAGAGATGAAAAGTCAAACAAATAAAAAAGATAAGGTTATGAAAGCAAGATTTTTAGAAAAGTTCATTATGATGGAATTTGTGAAAGGCAATTTAAATTCACAGGAACAAGTCAATGAAATGGTTTCTTTGATACAGAGAAAGTTAGGTGTGTCAGTAGAGAATGCAAGAGAATTTTTAAGAAAAGCGGTTGGGTTGATTTAACAATAACAATTTGTTTTCTTCATATTATAGGGCTATGTTTGTAGCCCTATTTTTAAATCTGAAATAAAATGGCTCAAAAGTTGTCTGCCGGATTCATGGCAGAATTATTCAAGCTTGTGTATATGGATTTGAATATCACCAGGATGGTGGTAAATAATCTGACTTATCAGTTAATACCCAAAGAGTGGCCCGGGTTCAAATTCTTGCTAAAAGAGGCAACAGAAGTATTAAAGGAAAAAGATAAGGTTCCTTCTTTGGGCGTGGTGTCCCAAAAATACGCTGATAGTGATTTTGTGATTGAAGCGATAGATGCTGTGCAGTCAGCCGCCAAAGTAGACAAGGAAATCATTATAGACCAGTTGGAAGCGTACATTAAAGATGTGGAATTCCAGCTACTTTCTAAAAAAGTACATGATTTGTACGAAGAAGGAAAGAAAGAAGATGCTATACGGGTAAATGCGGAAGAGAGCCAAAGAATTTTATCCCTATCATTAAGGCATGAGGCAGGCGGTTTTCAGAAAGTGTTCTCTGATTTTGACAAACGAATGAAGAGGAGACGGGAAGAAGAAGAGGGGGAGGTTCCATCACGCGTAATGTTCGGACTTGATAAGATAGACCAGATTTCAGAAGGCGGTGCCACAATGGAAGATACCGTGTTATGGATAATGCGTTCGGGTGTCGGTAAGTCTACTGTATTGAGATATCACGGTATGCAGGCAGCTTTTGACGGACACCCGGTCTTGCATATACAGTTGGAGGGCGGTGCGCGTGCGTGTCTGGAAAGATACGACCAGTTTTGGACCGGGCAAAAATACGGGAACATCAGAAAAGGTGTCATAGATGACAAGTTAGCCGAGAAAATAGAAAAGGCTTTTGAAAACATGAAATCCTATTCCAAGGACATAGATGTTTATTCTTTTGAAAAATTCGGGCAGGCTACTATGGTGGATATCCGTAACGTGATAGTTTCCTATTACAAGAAAAACGGTTATTATCCGCATGTATTGATATTGGATTCGTTAGACCTTGTGGCAACAGGAACAAATAGAGTTGTAGACAATAACCCTACATTCAAAAAAGAAAAATTACAGACATGTGCACAACTTTTGAAAAATTTATGTGTAGAGTTTAAAATGGTGGGATTTACGGCAGCACAAGCCGGAAATGTGCCGTTGGAAATATGGGACAATTCGGACAAAGTGATAGACAGAAGCTATACGGAAGGGGACAGGACACTTGTAAAGCCGTTTTCCTTTGTGTTTACCGGGAACCGGACAAGAGAGGAAAAGAAACAGAACATAATGCGTATCTATATGGATAAGGTACGCGATTATGATACGGTAAAAGATACCTTCCCTATTGTGACGGATTACGGCAGGGGACGTTTTTGTGACAAGGCGCTGACAGCCGAATATTACGGAGGTGACAAGGGTTTCACGTCCTCTACTTCTGAAAAGAAGACAAGAAAGAAAAAGGACGAAGGCGGTGAAAAGCAAAATGATGTTAAAACAGAGGTGATTTAGACATAAGCACTTGCGTATGTCATAACATAATCTTATCTTTGTAGTGTCTTCTTAAGGGAGGCAAGAAAAGAAGGTGAAAGACTGTAAAGAACATCTTTTTTGGGATATATTGTTTATGAATTAGTTTAGAGGATATGAAAAGATATAAAGTTGGAGAAGTATTTGAATACGAAGGCATGATATTGAAAGCGATAGAAGATGATTTGAAACAAGAAGAAAGTGGATGTAAATATTGTGCTTTAAACAAATTTGTGTGCAGCCATATAGATTGTGGTACAAGAATGAATCCAAGTATTCGTTTTATTGAAGTTTCAAAAGAAAAACTTTTTGCGGATGCACTGCCAATAATCCAAGGTGCGCCTATGCCACCGCTTGAAGATAATACGAATTTTCTTGATGATTTGGATTTGAAGCCGAAAAAGAAAAGCTTTTGGAAACGGTTAATGTTTTGGAGGAAAGATGTTTAGGGTTGACAAAAACGAGGTAATATCCGAATTGAATTTGTCCTTGTTCGGAGCAAAAGGTTTCATGCAGGATAGGAACAAGGAATGCCCTTTTTGTAATAAAAAAGGGAAATGGGGGATAAAATTCAACGATGCCGGGAATAATGGTGCATTCCATTGTTTCAAATGTGGCATGAAAACCACCTTAAAAAAATTCTTGGAGAAGATAGGAAGAAAAGACCTCATAAAGCAGGATTACGAGAACACGATAAAGATGCAGAAATTGACCCCTCTAATAGACGATGAAGAAGAGGAAACAGCAGAGGAAATCAAGGAATGCACCCTTCCTAAAAAACTGGAATATATAGAAAAGGACGAATATTTGGATAAGAGGGGGTTTGTGAAAAGATATTATGAAGAATTCCGTCCGGCAGAAACAAAATTCTTTCTTGAAAGAAAGCTGCACGATAAGTTCATATTCCGGTTTACAATGAACGGCAAATTAGCCGCATGGCTGGCACGCTCAAAGAAAAGTAAGGAGTGGCACGAAGAGAACCTTCAAAGATTCAAGGAGGGCAAAGAAAAGCTTGTATTGAGGTATGAAAATTCACGTGACGGATTCTCCCATGTGATAGGAGGATATGACAATATAACGGACGAGACGGACACGGTTATAATCGTGGAAGGAATGTTCGACTACATATCGGTAGACACGAAGCTGCACCTTTATGAATCGCCCGATATAAAGTGCGTGTTTACATTCGGTAACAATATGGGGCTAAGCCAGATAAGGTTATTGAGGGACAAACCGGGCATAAGGAATGTGATTCTGATGTATGACCCGGACAAACCGGAAATGATTAAGACAGTATCAATGACCCTACAAAGGTACTTCAATGTGCAGATTGCCGAACTGGAAGATAAAAAGAAAGACCCTGGGGACGCAACACAGGAAGAACTCTTATGGGCGCTTGACAATATGACGGAACCGATTAATTATTATACTAAGCATTTATAGTATTGATTTTTTGCCATTTATCCTAATTTTTGTTAGATTTGAAGTCAAAAATAAGGATATGGAAAAATCGCGGAAAATCAGTCTGGAGCAGTTTGTAATTAACTTGCAATTGGAGTATTTGAGTTGTAGATTACGCTCGATAGTTTACAATCGTATAGAAAGTGTCGAGCTTGTGAAGATATATAAGGACATAGCGGAGAAGAAGAAAGCAAAAATTCTGAACTTGAAACAAAGGTTCCGTCTTGGTACGATGTTCGATAGCGACAAGGCGTTTTCTGATTTTTATTTGAAGGAATTTTTGCAGGAATACGGGTTGCCGAACTTGCAATATTCGGAGAAAACGAAAAAGTCGGTTATGTTTTGGGACAGGTTCCACCTATTGAAACCAGGCACTATAGTGATATACAAGGGAAAGGAATATAAGGTGAAAATAAACCATCCAAATGACGATAATGTGGTAATATGGGTTAATGACATACCGGAACAGATTCCTTATACCTACTTCAAAATGAGATGGTTAGAAAAAATCGATATGAAAGATTTAAAATAATGGAGATAACATTTGTTTATCTCAAAATTAAATTGTTATATTTGCAGTGTAATTAAAGAACAAAAGTATGAATTATTTCGAGTATGAAGAAAAGGCGGCTACTACAGCTTGCTATAACGAAAAAGTGGCTTTGTCCTATGTGACGCTTGGCTTGTGTTCGGAGATGGGAGAAACTTACGAGAAAATCAATAACGAGGCAGAAACGGAAGAAATCTCTAAAGAAATCGGAGATATGTTTTGGTATCTCGCTATGATTCGTAAAGAATGCAATCTCGATATTGAGGGTTGGGATTGGAAAGAAGCTTTGGCAAATGCGGAAGGTGCAGGCGTGTTTGATTTGCCCGTGGAAGTCGGAAAGATTGCAGACCAGGTTAAAAAGTGGTTGCGTGATGATTGGAAAGAAGCCGAGCAGAATGTATTCCCGGAAGCAAGAAAGAAAGCTGTTTTGGAAGCCTGGAAAAACGCCTGGAAGGTTATAAACAGTATGATTAACCGCGTCGGTCTTGATACGGAAAAGATTGCCGAGCAGAATATCGAAAAACTGTTTTCACGCAAACAGCGTGACAAAATTCATGGAGCAGGAGACAACAGATGAGAAATTTTGACAAAATATTAATGACCGGGGCGCAGGGTACAGGGAAAACAACCCTATTGAAAGCCTTGCAGAACGAACCGGAATTTGACAACTGGAAGTTTTACACGAATGTTGTCAGAACGATGGTTGAAGAAGAGGGAATAGCTATCAATAAGGAGGGTACTTCTGAATCACAAAAGAAAATATTCGACAAATACACCCAAATAATGGAAGATGCTATGAAACAACCTTCCATTAGTGACAGATGTATTATTGATGTGAACGCGTACACTTCATGGCTTTTTGACAACTGTAATCCGAAAGACAAGGATTATAACAACCTGGCAGAAGAGGACTTCAAAGAAAAGCGCCAGATTGTAAAACGGAAATACGAATTTCCTTTGCTTGTCTATCTTCCTATTACATTCAGATTGCAGGGTGACGGTGCGCGTTCGGAAGACGAGGAATACCAGAAGGAAATCGACCGTAAAATAAAGCAGATTGTCGATAATTACGGAATACCATATATTTCTGTTTCCGGTTCAACGGAAGAACGTGTGCAGCAGATTAAGGATGCCGTATTTGGAAAGGAGAAGTAAGACAATGGAAGTTTCTTTGTTGACTTTGAGAAATGTGGGACGGAAGCTTGGAATGCAGAACGTTTCCGGATTTAAGAAAGAAGACCTTTTGCAGCAGGTTGTCGAAAGACTGGAAGCAAAAGGAAAGACGATTGAAGAATATGCAAAGGAAGTTTCGATAAATACCCAAAAGGGGTATGTCAAGAAAAAGTTTAACCTTTCACCTAAAGGGAAAAACCCGTACAAGAAAGGAAGTATATCGTATAAGGTGTGGGAAGAACTCGCAAAGAATGACGGTCGTTCATTCAGCCGGATTGCAAAAGAACTGGGAACGCATTACAACGTTGTTTCCGTTTGTTGCAGGAACCATTTTAATAAATCATAAACTTGCCGTTTTTATTTAGATTTGATTTTTCACGGGGAGTGTAAGTAAATACGCTTCACTCCCCTTTACACCCTAAAAATATGGATGAACTGTATAAAGATTTAATCAAATATTTGGAGGATAACTTTCTGTCTTTCAATGCTTTGGATAATTATATTATAGAGATTGACGGGCAAACATTCGAGTTGTTTGAACCTTTCCAATGGGACAAAGAGGATAACGGAATTTTCTTTGACGATTCGTTCCAGTGGGTAGGAGACAGAACGGAATGCGACAACTATGTCTTCCGGTTCGGTGATGTATGGTATTATCTTAAAAAGGGAGATGAGAATAAAGTAAAACTTAACCGATTGCAGTATATCGGAAAGGCAAATTTGTTTGACGAAAGCTTGAGATTTGACACCTATATAGGTGTGCACGGCAATTTTGAATTGATGAACGGAATGCACTCTTATTCCGATTGGGTAGAAAAAGCGAAATTTTTAGGAATAAAAGCGCTTGGTATATGCGAAAAGAATACGCTTGCATCAGCGTTCAAGTTTCAGAATGCGTGTCTAAAAAGTGATATAAGACCTATATTCGGTATGGAAGTTACTGTATATAACGAGCAGAAGGACGTGCGATATACAGTAAAGCTGATAGTCAAGGACAAGGAGGGATGGAATAACCTACTGAAAATAAATAAGATTCTGAATGTCGACGAAAAAGGCTTTATCACGGAAAAGGAATTGCAAGAAATGAAAGACGGGTGTTTCTTGTTGTTTGACCCGAAAACATGTATGTTTGAAAATCTCCCCATATTGTCAAGAAAATGGAACGATACCTATTACCAGCTTGATACTGTGGAATACAAGAAGAATGACCGGGATAAAAAATATCTTGACAATCTGAAAAAATTCGTGGGTGTATATAAACCCGTGGCGGTATGTGACGCCTGGTATCTTGAAAGGCGGTATGCCCCTATAAGGGAAAAGCTTAACAAGCTTGCAAAGGTTGCGAATTATGAGAGTGATAACCAGTACATGAAGAACTATCAAGAGTATTACGAAGAACTGTCAAGGCTGATACCGGACGAGGACAAGTTTTTCGGATTGTTTGAAGAAGCTTTGGTAAATCTTAATTATATATCGGTAAACTGTAATTATTTGTTGGAGACACAGGTAAGGCATGCACCTAAATATGTAATGACGGAAGAGGAGAAAAAGAAATACGCCTCCAATACAGAAATGTTTGAATCGCTTGTGTTCGACGGACTGGCAGAACATCCGGAAATACTGGACAGATACAGTGAAGAGGAACTGACGGAAAGACTTAATACGGAAATATCCATCATAGAGGAAGGTGATGTAGTGGACTACTTTTTGATGCTGAGGGATATTATCAGATGGGGAAGGGATAACGATATTTTGGTCGGATTGGGGCGCGGAAGCAGCGCCGGAAGCCTTGTTTCTTATCTCCTTGGTATTGTCAATGTAAATCCATTGGAATATGAACTTCTATTCAGCCGATTTTTGACAAAAGGACGTCTAATTCGGCATGAAGAGGAAGAGGTAGTGACAATAAACGGAGAAAGGGAAATATCCGGCAATACCTTTATAAAGATTGTCCGGAATGGTGAGGAAATGATAATCAGAGCGAAAGAGTTAAAAGAAGGTGACGAACTGATAAATGAATAATGGTATGATAGTAAAAAATATTGAAGTAAAGCGTCGGGCAAAGACCGTATTAGGGTCAATGCCCGACATCTGACCCCTTCGGGGGAAACGAGTTGACACAGATTTTCCCGGTAGAAGACGGGACGAAATAAAAGCTTATATGGAAGAGCGGTTTGGTAAAGAGCAGGTTTGCTCACTTGGTACCTATACTACTCTCCAGTTAAAAGAGGCAATATCCGATATGGCGCGTGCAGACGGTATACCAGTACAGTTATACAGATGGTTTACCGCTTGTATTGGAGATGATAAAGAAAAGACGATAGAAGAGTTTTTCAAGACTGTATGTGGGAAAGAGGACCTAAAGAAGTTTGTCAAGGAACATACAGAAACGTTTAATGATATGATGGTTATTCTTGGTTCGCCTAAAAGCCAGTCAGTGCATGCGTGCGGAACCGTAGTGTTGCCGGACGGAAAAACGTCTTATGAATGGATGCCCGTACATACACAAAAAGGACTTGTGGTTACGGACTGGGAAGGTTCGGAAGTGGAAGAGGCAGGCTTCTTAAAGGAAGATGTTTTGGGGATTATCCAGTTGGACAAGTTCGAGGAAATGTTACGCTTGATAAAGGAAAATCACGGAATAGACGTTGACATATACAGCTTGCCTTTGGACGATAAACAAGTATTCGAGTATGCAGGCAAAGGATGGCTGGGCGATGTTTTCCAGCTTGGTTCAGCCGGATTATCCGGATATTGCGTAAAGATGAAACCGGAAAACATAAATGAACTGTCTGCATGCGTGGCTCTCTACAGACCTGGACCTATGGAAAACAATTTCCACAACGAATATATTTTGCGGAAGAACGGGGAAAAGGACTGGACAGAAGAAATGCCTATAGGCGGTGAAGAAGTGGTGGAAAACACGTACGGGTTGATGTGTGTTTCAGAGGATTCAGAAGTTATTTTGGAAGATGGAGTAAAAAAAATTAAAGATATTGTTTGTGGTGAAAAAGTTTTAACGGAAGATGGAAGCTACCAAAAAGTTTTGAGGGTGATAGATAAAGGAGAAAAAGAAGTTTTATCTATCCATACCTCTTTTGGAGGAGAAATAAAAGTTACTCCAGACCATAAGGTTTTAACCCAAAACGGGTGGAAAGAAGCTAAAGATTTAATCAATAAAAAAGATTTTATAAAAGGTTTTTGGAGAGGGAAAGAAAGAAAAATTGAAGAGAAAGAATCTTTGGAAGATTGGCTGATAGGGTTCTTTATTGCAGAGGGGCGTTGTGCAAGTAGTCCATATTTTACTGTAGGGAATATGGAAGTAGCAGAAATTGTAAAAAATATATTATTGCAAGTATATCCAGATTGTATATGTAGCATAAAAAGATATGAAAGAGTTATATCAAAAGAGAAAATGGCAGTATCTTATCGTGTTATGCTTGTAGCGAAAAATGGTAAAAATGGATTTTTTAGTAAAAATTATAAACCGAATCCGTTAATATCTCTTTTAAAAAAGAAGGGTTTATGGAAAAAGAACTTTGATACAAAATTTTTGCCAGAAGATTGTTCTATTGATATGATAGCTGGAATACTCGAAGGAGATGGATGTATGAGTAATAGAACCCTACATTTATCTAATAACAATTTGTCTTGGCAAATATATTGCAAATTGCAAGAATATAGAATTTACTCTTCTATAAGAAAAGGGAATGATGGATTGTATTTATTAACTTGGTATGATGTAGACAATAAATTAAGATTCAGAATTTATAAAAATACACCAATAAGTGAAAAAGCTGGATTTAAGCTTCCTAAAAATCAAATACCTTATTATATAGATAGAGGAATAACAGAAGGATGTACTTTTTATGGAAGATTGAAAAAATATAATTTGGAAGTAAATCATTTGGTTTGGGGACAAGTTTTTTCTATTCATGAAGATGGTGTTAAGCATGTATATGATTTGGAAGTTGAAAATGTACATAGTTTTACATGCGAAGGATTAGTAGTACATAATTGCTTTCAAGAACAAATTATGTTATTTTGTCAAAAATTAGCAGATTTTAACTTGGAAACAGCCGATTCCATTAGAAAATGTATGGGAAAGAAGAAATTAGATAAGCTAAAGTTATATGGAGAAGAGTTTATAAAAGGATATGCAAGTAAATATAAAGATAAAGGGGTTACAAAGGAATATGCAGAAAACCTTTGGAAACAAATGGAAGAATTTGGGAAATATGGATTCAATAAATCCCATGCTGTTTGTTATGCAATGACCGCCTATATATGCCTATGGCTTAAGGTACATTATCCTATTGAGTATTGGAGTGCTACATTCTCGTTTGCGAAAGATGAAAAGATACCCTATTATGTAAACGAAATACAGCAGTCCGGTGAGATAAAGATACATCCGGTAGACATCAACAAGTCAGATGTAAATATCGTGTCCGATTACCGGACAAGCAGCATGTACTGGGCATTCAATGCAGTAAAGCAATGCGGAGAAAGGGCGCAGGAATATATATCGGAAGAGAAAAAGAAGAATGGTCCGTTTTTCTCCTTGGAGGAATTTATAGACCGATGTGTGATTAAAGGTAGTCCGGTAAATAAATCTGTCATTGAGAACTTGATATTTGCAGGCGCATTTGACGAATTAGAGAATATCCAGGAACCGAAAGACCGTTTGGACCTTATTGAGATGTATCGAGAAAATAAACGGGTCAAAGTATTGGAGGATAAGGATTTACTTACCAATATTATGAAAGTTCGTAAAGAACGCAATAACTGGTGGTGGTTGTTACAACAAAAAAGAACGTCCGGTTTTGCATTTTTTGATTATTATGATTTGGTGAATGAATATCATATGCCTAAATTAGACGACGAAACGGAGTTCCAGGACGTGTCTCAGATAAAATTTTGGGACATAAATTCCAAGAAAACCCGTCGTGCCGTGATAGGCGGTTATGTAATTGAGATAATAGAGAGAAAAAGCAAGAAGGGTATATTTGCCACTATAGTATTGGAAAGTAATTATGAGTTTATAAATGTAACTATTTTTCCAGAGTTGTTTGAAGAATACGGAGAGTTTTTAAGGGGTAGTAAAAAGAACATTTTGTTGGTTAATGGCGTGATTGTGTGGGATAAGTTCAGAGGAGAATATATTTTGCAGGCGAATGTTAATTCATTGTTTACAGTATTGACGTAAAATATTTTTGATATGAAAATTATGGTAGAAATCGGTACCAAGACCGTTGTTTTGGTATCACCGGACAAGGACGAGGAGATAGAACTCGATGATGTTACGACAATCAATTACTCGAATCTTTATGGAGAGGCGGTAACGGTATCTGGATTGCTTAACAAGGTCGGTTTGATGAAAGTTGAATACGAAAAGAAAGCGAAGGAAGAGAAACTGTTTTGCGATGTGTTTGCAGCTAATTTAAGGAAGAAATTAAGACGAGAAGCGGCTACGAATGGAGGAAGAATAACGATTGATGGAGAATCTTTTAAGCTGACTGAAAAAGGGTTGGAGGATGCTATATTACTCAATGAACAGTATCAGAAAAATTTGATGAATCTTATTGAGATAGAATCGAAGAGAGACAAGTTAGACACCCTATTTTGGGCAGTACAAAGCAAGGACAAGAAACTTAACAATTTGTTACCAAAGATTGTACCGCAAGACTTTGAAAAAGAGCTTATTGAAGGAAAGATAAATACTTTTAAGATAGTAAAAACTGATTATTAATTTTTAAAAAATTTGTGTTATGGCTTTTGATAGAAGTAAGTACAAAAAAGCGAGTGTAGAATCAATTGATGAAACAGTAGGAAAAGCAGCCGCAACAATGGGCGGTGGTTTTGGACAAGGCGGCAGAGCCTCATTTTTTAATCTGAACGAAGACGGAAGATATGTATTGCGCGTATTGCCGTCGTTGACAGGAAAACCCTATATGCCGAGAAAGACGGTTAAACTTCCTATCGAATGTGCGGTATATGACAAGGACGGGAAAGACACTGGAAAGAAGGAAATTAGACAAAGAGACGTCTTTACTTCTGATATCCACAGCAACCGCATGAACGGTGAGGATGCAGTATTAACCTATATCAGTCATGTGTATAACCTGGCAAATGATATCCAGGACAAGGACGAGCGTGCAAAATTCCTTTATCCCATCAGCGGTTACCGCAACAAGCAGAAACAGTGGGTATGGGGCATGAAGGCCATGCTTAACTATGTGGCTTATGTATGGGCAGAAAATGACGTGTATCGCCTTGATTTGCGCCCGGATTGGTGGAAGAAAATGAAGAACATTTCTATGGAGCGCGCAGGCGGTTCTGACGATGGTATTATTAATCTTGACATCTTTTCTGACCCGGACGAAGGTTATCCGTTGATTGTTAACGTTACCACGGACGAAAACAAAAAGAAAAATTTCGACATTACTTGCGGAATGCCGGATGCTAATAAGCGCCAGACTTGGGACGATTTCTTTGCTAAAAACCGCGTATCAGACGAAGTGTTCGGTATCATGGAAGAATTGCCTACCCTGGATGATATGTATGTGGACGTATTTTCACGTAAAGACTGGGATATGCAGTTGGAAGGACTGGAAAGAATCGACGAAGAACAATCATACGGTATTTTCCAGGACGATGTATTTTTGAACAAGCTCGAAGAACTTGACAAGTTGGTTCCGGAAGAGGACGAAATCAAGGAAAAGAAAGCTCCTAAGAAAGCCCCCGAGACAAAGAAGGTGAAAACGGAGGAACCGAAAGAAGAGCCAACAAAGACGGAAAAGAAGACAGGCGGTTATCCTACATTAACGAACCTCAAAAAAGAACTTCGTGCCTACATTGCCGATAACTACGAAGACAAGGAATTACCGGAAGAGTTGACCGTAGCCGAACTCCGTAAATGGTACGACATTGCACAGGAAGGTGGCGAACTGCCTTTTGAGGATTACGAAGAGCCGGAAAATGAAGAACAAGGAGCGGCAGACCCAGAACCGGAAGATACGGCAGTTGAAGAAAGGGAAGCATCAGCAAGCGTTCCTAATTCCATTGCGTCGCGCTTAAGAAACTTGAAAGCAAGAACTTCAAAATAAATCATACAAGGAAGGGTAATTTCTACCCTTCCATTATTCCTATTATTATGAAAAATCTTTACAGAATAATTCTCATTTCGGGAATGATAATATTACTCGTATTGTTATTTCTATCTATCAAGAAGGCAAGGGAAAACGAAAGGTTGATATATGAAGTAGAATTCTATACTGATTCTTGGAACCGATACACAAAAATTTATAATTCTGAAAGCTTTTCTAAACTGAAGAAAGAAAACAAAGAATTGTACAATCAATTGAAGGAAAAGGAAGCACTTGTAGAGGCAGTGGAATTTGAATGGAAATACAAGTATGAAGGACTGGAAAAGCAGGTTTCCGAATTAAGAAAAACGGACAGCCTCTATACATTCAAGGAAGAAACCGATACGGTGGGATATGACTTGCAGGTATGGGCTACACACCTGGCAAAGTATAAGATTAACTTTAATATAACCAACAAGTTTTTATTGACAAATCAGCGTATAGGGGACAGTAACCGTATGGAGATAACTTCCCAATTGCCCGGAAAGATAGGCGATGTCACAATGTGGACGAAACCGGAGAAAAAGAAAAGATTCGGTTTAGGGTTGTCCGTAGGTGCCGGATATGGAGTATTCAATAAAGATTTTGATGTGTTTGTAGGATTAAGTGGAACATATTTAATTTGGTAATTATGTTTGTACAGATAAATAACAAAAGGATAAAGATTACTTCTATCAGTAGATACAATGATGAGGGGTATTCACAGTCAACCAAGAAGTTCAGAATAGCTTTAAAAATTTCCAATGTCTGGGAAAGCTTCTATTTTGACAAGGAAGTAGAGAAAGATAATGTTTTGAAAAATCTTGACAATACATTAAAGGTGACAGCGCTATGACCGGGAAAATGATAATAAGTACAGACTGGCAATTGAAGACGTCCAATATCGAAGAAATAACGGAATTGCAAAGGCAGGAATTGAACGTAGCGGAAGACAACGGTATAACCGACCATGTGTGGCTTGGTGACATATTCGATTCCCGTATATCACAGAGGCAGGACGTCTTAAATGCTTTTTCCTCTATACTTGATATGTACGCGAGGATGGGACACACAGTATATTGCATTCCAGGAAATCACGATAAGAGCGATTATAGTTCAGACAGGTCGTTTCTGGATGCGTTTAAATATCATAAAGGGTTTAAGTTGATAACTGACTTGGACGCTTTCGAGATAGGCGGTGTAATATGCTATTTTATGCCGTTTTTCGACAATGCGATATGGTTAAAAGGGATGGGTGATGTGCTGAAAGAAAAGAATCATAAGACGCATGTATTATTTACTCATATTGCTTTTCAAGGAAGCAGGAATAATGATGGTAGCGAGGTGGAAAGCGATATAAAACCTTCTCTGTTTAAAAACTTCGGTATGGTTTTTTCCGGACATTATCATGATTTCCAAGAAATAGGGAAAAATATTGTACACCTTGGAAGCATCACGCAGAACAACTTCGGAGAAGACGAAAAGAAGGGGTTTTGGTTGTTGGACGATGATTTGACATATGCACTTATTCCGTCAAAAGGAAAACGGTACAGAAAAGTCACCGTGAATCTGGAAAACACGACTTTCAAGCAAGCGGATAAGATTGTAAAAGATTTTCAGAAGAAAAACAAGGAAGATTTTATTCGTGTTGAATTCGTGGGCACAAAAGATGCAATTTCCTCTATCGACAAGGAAGAATATAGAAAACTTGGTGTGGACGTGAAAGTTAAGTCCGTAGAACTGGAAACGGAAGAGGTGGAGACAGCAGAAGAAATCAAAGCTTTGTCCGGTTCCGATATTGCAGAAAAATTCAAGGGATTTTGCGAACAGAATGATTACTCCTATAATGAAGGAATGGAAATTTTAAAGGAGGTGTTATAATGGGATTGGAAGAATTATTTGGAAGAATAGAGAAACGTTTCGGAAAGGAAGCGGTAGTAGGCAACGATATAAAGGTAGACACTGTGTCTTCCGGCAGCATGGCATTAGATGAAATATTGGGAGGCGGTTTTGCGCTTGGAAGAATACACGAAATATACGGAGGATTTTCGAGCGGCAAAAGCTCTGCGGCATTGCATCTAAGTGCATCCGTACAGAAAACGCTTGGGAAAGCGGTGGGGTATGTAGATACAGAACAAGCACTTGACCTGGAATATGCAAAAGCACTTGGAGTTGATTTAAGCCGCGACAAGTGGATAATGTCGCAGCCGGATAGTGCGGAACAGGCGCTTGAAATCGTGCGTGAGATGCTGGAGGTGCCGGAAATCGGATTGGTAGTGCTTGATTCGGTTGCCGGATTGGTGCCGGAAGCTGTTTTGCAGGGTGAGGCAGGAGATGCAAAGATAGCGCTTGTGGCGCGCCTTATGTCACAGCAGTTAAGTATCTTAAAAAACGTATGTAAGAAAAACGGAAACATCCTCCTATGTATCAATCAGACGAGGCAGAAAATCGGGGGTATGGGATTCGGTCCTACAACAACCACACCAGGAGGCGAAGCACTTAAATTCTACGCTACTCAAAGAGCGGAATTTGCCCGTATAGGCACGGAAAAGACCGATGGAGTGGCAACGGCCAATAAGACACAAATAAAGGTTGTAAAGAATAAGATTGCACCCCCTTTCCGTGTATGCCAGGTAATGTTGGAATACGGTGTAGGATTTGATACGGTACAGGAGCTTATAGATATGTCTATAAGAGAGGGAATTTGCTCTAAAAAGGGTGCCTGGTTTTACTATGGCGAGACACGTTTAGGACAGGGAATGGATAACGCTAAAAAAGCGTTATCGGATAAGGATTTGTTTAATGAAATTAAAAATAAATTGATAGAGACGTTATGTATCCCGAAAGATTGATATTAAGAAATTTTTTGTCATTTGAAGAACTTGATTACACCTTTACAAAGCAGACTTTAGGAGTGACTGGAGAGAACCGAACCGAGGAAGACCAGCTTTCCAATGGTAGCGGAAAATCAAGTTTGTCACAAGGCTTGTTCTACGCGATATATGGTGTTAATCTAAGAGGAAAGGAAGACAAGAAACTGATACGTAAAGGAACGAAAGAAGCTTATACCAAAGTTGAAATATTTTGTCAAAAACGTAAAGAAACGCTGATAATTGAGCGTACAATTCCGTTGAAAAGTTCTTCCAAAGTATCATTAACCCTAAAGAAAGATGATGTAGAGACGCCCGTAACGGTAGTTACTGTGTTGGACGCGAACAAATATGTGATTAACTGGATTGAGATTACACCGGAAGACGCCAAGTCCTATTATATCGTAACCAAGGGTAATTATTCGTCTTTCTTCCGTTCGTCCAATACGGAGAAACTTGCCTTGATAAGTCGCTTTGTCAATTTCTCCAATATTGACAAGACAAAAGGCGTGATTTCCGAAAAAGTCGGAATATTGGAACAAGAATTGCACAAAGAAGAATGCTTGAAAAATGTTGCGGAAGGCAAGAAACAAGTCTATGAGGAACAGATACAGCAAGTGTTAAGCGAAGACCCGGAAGAAAAGAAAAAGGGTATTATAGGTGAGATTCGGTCAGAAATATATTCTTTACAAATTATTATTGAAGACCTTGTAAGGATGCGTATTCCCAAAGCGGAAAAGGATATCGAAGGCGTAGACAAGGATATCGAAGGGCTTATAAAGCTGAAAGAAGAAGTAAGTAAAGAACTTGAAAGCTTTGATATGGATGCTTACAAGGACACCTATAAAGAGATAGACACGGAAATAGCCGGACTAAAGAAAGACAAGTCAAACAAGGAAGAAAGGCGCAAGGATTATGCGCTGAAATTAGCTGATTATGAGAAGAAATTACAGAAGGTCGAAGTATTGCTTTCTGGTGTCATTGTGTGCCCTAATTGCAATCATAAGTTTTTTATGGATGCTGACAAGGATTTTGAGGAACTGGAGGCTGACAAAGAGGCTTATAAAACAGCCATTGATAAGAATACAGTAAAGAAAAACGAATATGAGACCTCTATAAACGAACTGGAAGACCTTATCTCCCAATACCAAGATGTAAGGAAAGAAACGGAAGAGGAAGAACGTAAACTGCGTGTCCGTCGTGGAAAAGTGGTTGACAAGATGATGGAGGTTGAAGACCGGATAAGGGAATTTGAACGTGAAAAGAAGGGGTATGAAAATTCCATTGTAAAGATGCGTTCAGAGGTTGAAACAAACCGTTCCCTTATTGAATCAAAGACCGGGTATATAGAGGAGCTGAAAAAGCAGAAAGCGGAAAGACCCTCTATTAAAGACCAGGAAAAGGCGGTAGAAAAACTTTCCAAGGACATAGAGGAAGGCAACAAAAAAATTCTTGACATAAAGAACGGTATTTTTAAGGTACAGCAATGGGATAGCCGATTCAAGGACTTTAAGATGTATTTGGCAATGGAGCAGATAAAGAATATCCAAAGCGCAGCCAACGATGTATTAAAAAAGATGAAAAGCGATTTAAGGCTGATGATTGAAGGCTTCAAACGGAACGCGAACGGAGCATTGAAAGAGGAGATAACACCCTATGTTTTCCGTGACGAAATGGAAAACTTTTTCTTCTATTCGGGCGGTGAACAAGCACGTGTGGAAGTGGCTCTTATCATTGCAATACAAAGCATGATTAATGCCACAAAACAATACGGGGGTATGGACTTTTTGTTACTGGATGAAGTGCTGGAAAGCAGCGATTCTTTGGGTATAGAGAATATAATAGCCTCTACGGAGTTTTTGAAACAATCAATATTGATTGTTACGCATGTACCAAAGCTTAATGACGAGATAAAGCAACTTAAAGTAATAAAAGAAAACGGAATATCAAGACTGGAGGTGTAACATGAAAGTATTTATGGGATTTGACCCCGGAACAAAGGGGTTTGTATCAATGATTGCGGAAGATGGAACCTTTGTCAAGGCTGAACCCATCTTTAAGGATATTAAGGTAGTGGATATGATAGAGACGGCAAACAGGCTGCTTGCTTTTGTCGAAGGGTACGAAGTCCGGCATGTCGTGATAGAGGATGTGCATGCACTGTATGGTTCTTCGGCAAAAGGAACATTTACGTTTGGTTATAATTCGTGCGTGCCGGAATTCTTTTGTGCAATTGCCGGATTACCCTATACAAAGATACCGCCTAAAAAATGGCAGTCGGACATGCACAAGGGTATAAAGATGGTAACAAAAAACGATGGTACCAAGACAGTAAAGGACGTAAAGAAAATGAGTATCGTGGCTGCACACCGTATTTTCCCGGATGTGAGTTTAAAACGGTCCAGCAGGAGCCTAAAGGACGATGATAACTTTGCCGATTCTTTATTGATGGCTGAATATGGACGTAGACATTTTAAATAACAATGGTATGGAAGAGTATATAAGAAAAAGTTTTGTGGTGCCTAACGCAGCAATAAAGGTTGCTTGTTTTAAGGCAGGAATGACGGAAGAAGATTATTATAATACATTGGGAGAATGCCGAATGTATGGTGATAATAAAGAGAAGAACAAAGAATACCAAAGGGAATTGTGCCGGAAGATATTCAGACCGACACCGGAAGAAGAGGAAGAAGATATCAACAGGTGGAAAGAAGACGGTGCAAAAGTTATGAGCTTCGAGGATTGTGTAACTTTGGTATTGGAAGGATTGCCAATTAAAACAAAGAAAGATGATATATTGGAAATGTGAAAACAAGGAATGCACGGAGTTCGGGAAGGAAATTATAGAGACGCGCCCGATGTTTAAGTACACCGACAAGGGAACCGTGCCTATTAATGTGCCTTATTGTAAGGTATGCGGAAAACAGATGGGGTACCGGGAAGAATTGCCGGAAAGTGAAGGTGATATAAACGTGGCGTTCGCTTCTTTTGGTTCCCAGTCCAACGAAAATAAAGCCTCTATTCTCAAAGATAGATACAAGAAAGGTCTTGAAAAAGACGGTATTAGCGAGGTTATAAAGGCTAAAAGAGATAAAATGACTAAGGATTTTTTCGGTGGGTGATATGTTAAAACAGTGTTAAAATGGCATAAGCAGTTGCGTATGTCATAACATAATCTTATCTTTGCATTGTGAGATTAAGAGATGATAAGTCAAACAAATAAAAAAGATAAGGTTATGAAATCACTTGAAGAACTTAAGAACAGTATTTACGAGAAGATAAACGAAATCAGAAATTTCGATACTGACGACTCTAAAGTCTTTAATGAGGATGAGACATACAACTATGAGGAACTGGACGCTTATCTTGAAAGAAACAAGAAAAAGAACTATATGAAAGCCGCTTGCATGAGGATGATTAAAAATTATCTTGACAGAATGTATGACGGATGGAAGTTCTACGAGAAGGATTATCTTATTTATGTGAATGACTTTAAAAGATTTGGATAGTGAACGAATTAATAGAAAATATATGGACGCTTGTAGCTCTCACGGGATACAAGTTTATAACAGTGAATTTTTTAGGAACATACAAGGTGTTCCTGGTGGAAAATTTTGCTACGAAGACAAGGGATAACCCTTTCAATGAGGTACGCGGAGCGGTGGATATAACGGAAGATGTTAAGCACCTTACTTTCCAGTTGTCTGAATTGAACCCTATCGGAATAGATACCCGGTTACAGGGAAGACCGAGAAAGGATTTTAAGTTCGGAAGTGACGATTACATTTACTTTATTGCTAACAAGAAAAACGAATTTTGATATGGCAAGCGAAAGATTAACGATTAGTGAAAAAGATAGGATTGCAAAAAGCATAATCAAGCCTATTGTAGAACAATCAAGAAAAGAATTTGAAGATTTTGGAAGATTTGCCGACGAATTTTTCAAGAAAAATTTACCAAAAGATGTTATTGAATTTATGGATAAATACCCTAATGTAGTAAAAACCAAAGAATGTATTTATCTGGTAAGTTTTACACGCGAACGAATATACAATATAGTAAGTTATATTGAAGTAAATTATTTTGTATATTCGTTTATAACTGATGCAAAATTTGAAGAATTGAAAAATTCGACGGAAGCAAAACTTTTTGTCAATAGAATGATTGAGTTAGATAGGAAAGCATCTAATATCAAAAACCGGACAAAATGCGCACTTGAAAATATCAATACAACAAAAAAATTGAAAGATAATTTCCCAGAAGCGTATGTTATTCTCACGGAAACTTCTAAAGAAGATGTTAAGAGGAATGAATGTGACAATATAGAAAAATTACGTGCAGAACTTTCAAAATTATAATAATATGGTTAAATCGAATTTAGACCCTAAAGTATTGGAGGGTAAAATAAAAGAATATAACAACGCCTATCGTAGAGGCGAACCGGAAATAACGGATGCGGAATTTGACGCGCTTGTAGAACAATTGCATGAGGTCAACCCAGATGCGGATTGGTTCAAGAAAGGGGTTAATGACGAGGTTTCGGGAAGAAAAGAAACCCTTCCTATCCCCATGTACAGCCTGGAAAAGGTAAAAACTTATGACGAGATTGTAAGGTGGGTAAAGTCATGTGGACTGAAAAATGAAGACCGACTGATTATCACTCCTAAATTTGATGGAATTTCCTTATGCGTGGACGAATATAACAAGAAGGCGTGGACGCGCGGAAATGGCGAGGTAGGACAGAATTGTACTTCTCATTTTGAACAGATGATTAACCACGGATTTAAGGACGTGAAAAGGACAGAAGGATATTATACTTTCGGAGAAGCCATTTTCCGTAATTCCACTTTCTTGACATTAAAGAAGCGGACAAATTACAAGTCAGCGAGAAATGCGGTAGCAGGTCTTGTCAATTCTCCTACTGTATCTCCGAATATGAGGGATGTGCAGTATATAAGGTATGGATATTCTAACGAGGATTGGGACAAGGTAAGCATGATTGCCTTTATGAATGACAATTCATCTGTAAAAGTCCGTTATGTTGAAACGTTCGTAGAATCAATCATTCATAGCGAAAAGATGTTTAATGAATATATGGACAATATTTTCAAGGGCATAACGAATGATTACAAGTGCGACGGTCTTGTTATAGACGTGGATAGCGCAAAAATAAGAAAAGAGCTTGGAAGATTGCCGAACGGCAACCCACGTTATGCAATTGCCTACAAGAACCCGGATTGGTCGGAAAGAGAGGAAACAGAGATAGAAAATGTAAGATGGCAGATTTCAAAGGACGGCAGATTATCCCCGGTAATCGACATTACACCCGTTGAATTGTGCGGAGCTACGGTTTCCAAATGTACAGCATATAATGCCCGTTATGTAAAGGATAATTTTATTATGCCAGGTTCACGTGTCATTATTTGCCGTTCTGGTGATGTGATACCGAAACATATATTTACCGTGTCTTGGCCTACTTTAAAAAGTTGTTTGCCCGACAAGTGTCCCATTTGTGGGAAACCTTTGGAGATGGACAGAAACAATGTGGACTTGATTTGTTTCAACAAAAATTGTGACGGTGTAATGCTTGCCAAATGTGTATATTTTTTCAATACTTTGGGTTTTGAAGAGTTCGGAGAACCGACAATAAAGAAGCTATTCAATGCCGGGTACAAGACACCGGACAGCATTCTCCTATTATCGGAAGAAGACCTTAAGAAGATTGAAGGCATAGGAAATGTAGGTGCAAAGGTACTGTCAAGACAGTTTGAAAACTTAAAAAAGAAAGGTACGAACTTTGCAAAATTATTGACAGCCTATAATAAATTTGGGGGTGTAATAGCCGAAAAGACATGCCAAAAAATTCTTGACGGATTAAAGTTATATACTTGTAAAGAGGTAGCTGATTTTGCAAAAGAATGTGATGAAAGTTGGGCGGCTGACATTGAAGACAAAGTTGAAGGTGTCGGATTTAATACAGCTTTAGCATTTGTTTTAGGTATTGAAGATTGGTGGGTGAACGATGATGATTCCGCACATATCCCTATAACTTATTACGGATTGGAAGAAAAGACCTTTGAAGGACAAATGACGGTTGTATTTACCGGATTTCGTTCGCCCGATACGGAAAAGAAATTAACGGACATGGGGCATAAGATAGGTTCTTCTGTAAGCAAGAAAACAACATGCCTGGTGGTGAAGGAAAAAGGATTGGGAACCATCAAGGAAAAGAAAGCGGAACAATACGGAATACCCGTTTTCACGTTTGAGGAATTTAAGGAAAAATTCAATGTTTGATTGAGTTTCTTTTGTTTGTTTGACATAGTGGGAGAGGCTGGTTTGAGAAAATAAGCCTCTTATTTTTGTAAATCTTTTGGTAATGAGATATTGGTATAGAGATAAGGACTACGTTTATATTGGCTTTAATTATAACGCCAATTTTGTAAATAAAATGAAACGTGATTTCGGAGCCAAATATAACCCGGCTTTGAAAGAGTGGTATTTTGAACCTTCTTTAGAAAAATCTCAAATGTTAAAATATTTCTTGGAGGGTAACGGATTCAAGAACGAAAAACCGGAAAGACAGATAGAAATCCCCCTAAAGGAAATCAAGCCCCTTGTAAATGAAAAGGAGTTGAAAGAAATGTTCGATTACCTGGGATTGCCGCTACATCTAAGGGATTATCAGATAGAGGGCGTGTCCTATATGGTTAATCATGGCAATTGCCTTAACGGTTGCGGTCCGGGCGTAGGGAAAACAAGACAGTCCATAGCACTGGCAGAATTGCTTAACCTATTCCCCTGCATTGTGGTTTGTCCGGCAACGGTAAAACAAAGCTGGGTCAATGAATGGAAGTTGTGTAACCCTAACAGAACGGTACATGTGATTGATTCAAAGGACGAGACCAACACGGACTGGAAAGCGGATGTTACGGTAATAAATTATGACTATCTTTTCAAACGCAGCGCAAAGGAGGAAGGTAAGAAAGAAGTAAAACTTCGTTACAGCCGTTCCCTTACCAAGAAATGGGGATTAGCGGTAATCGATGAAATACACCTATGTAAGAACCCGAAATCTATACGCTCTAAATGTGTGCAGAAAATTGTGGAGAATGCAGAAAAAACAATAGGATTAAGCGGTACGGCAATTATGAACAGACCCCAGGAGCTTATCAATATATTGCGGATTCTTGGAAGGTTCAAGGAGATATTCCCGGATTCGTTATATTATCTCTATAGATATTGTGCCGCAAAGAAAACGCGGTTCGGGCTTGTGTGTACCGGAGCTTCTTGTACTATGGAACTGAACAAAGTAATAAAGCATTACTGTTATTTCCGGAAGGAATTGCGCGATGTCGTGAAGGAATTACCGCCTATAATCAAACAGACGGTGAATGTGCCGATAACCAATAAAAAGGAGTATCGGAAGGCAGAAAAGGATTTTATCGAATGGCTGGCTAATATTGACATAGAGGCGGCAGAACGTGCCATACGTGCGGAGCAGCTTGTAAGGTTGTCTGGATTGAAAAAGCTGTCTATAAATGGGAAAATAAAGTTCATTGTCCAGTTTTTGAAGGAATGGAGCGAAGCGAACGAGGACGAGAAAATGATAGTATTTGGTATCACGACCGACATACTGGAAAGGCTTGGAAAGGAGTTCAAGAACAGTGAGGTTGTGACCGGGAAATACGGTACGGAAGAGAAGATGCGGAAGGTTGAGACATGGAAGAAAGAAAAGACTTTCCTATTTGCCAACATTGCATCTTTGTCCACAGGTATAGACGGTTTGCAGAAACATTGTTACAACATGGCGTTTATTGAATTGCCGCAACGTCCGGCAGAACTGGAACAGGCGACAGGACGTATAGACCGCATGGGGCAAACGCAGACTATGAACGTCTATTTTTTGCTGTCCAGTGACACAATAGACACGCAGATACGCGAATTATTAGACGGAAAGATAAAAGTAACGGATGCGGTCAACAAGGGTATTGACGTACAGGTAAGCCGTGACGATTCGATGGATATTGCATTGATAAAGAAGTTGAAAGAATGGAAAGAAAAGAAATAACAATATTTACTGATGGCAGTTGTGAATGGAAGTCACGCCTTGGCGGTTGCGGTGTGTATATCCAGGAAGAAGGAAAAGAATACTTTATTTCCAAGGGCTACAGTGATACCACCATAAGCAGATGTGAATTAAGGGCGATATTGCATGCCGTGCAGAGTATGAAAAAGGATGTACCTCTAAAGGTTACGATATGGAGCGATAGCCAGTATGCGGTTAGCTGTATGACAGACCCGGAATTAAGACCGACGGTAAACAAGGATATTATAGAAAAAATAAAACAAGAACTATGCGAGCGTAGACGGATGGTCGTACGGTTTATGAAAGTCCGAGGGCATGAAAAGGATGTAAACAACCCTATAATATACGGAAATCATGTGGCCGACATGCTGGCAGATTACAAGAATTTTGATAATTACGAACTTGATAAAATGATAGAATTATGAATGAAGATTTTGTTTGGACTAAAGAAGAGAAAGTTAACAAATTGTTTAAAGTTTTGAACGTATTAAAGAACAATTTGCAGTGTAAACGCATGGTTGTGGGTGGAAGTATGGCTATGTATGTACATGGTTTCAATGTGGAACCGCACGACCTGGATATAGAGATAGAAGGGATAAGTGGCGATTCTCTGCGTGCTCTAAGTACGATGGCAAGGATAAACAAGGACATGAAAAGCGACATCCTTTCCGAATATGTAGAAACAGCCCCTCTATATCGTATAAGAATAGAAGATGTGGATGTAGACATATGGGTGGTAAACAAAATAGACTACAACAGGACTGTTTTCTACAATAACATAGAATTCGGTGATGTTCTGAGCGTAATTAAAAAGAAAATGGACATGAAACGCGAAAAGGACTATAAATCATTAGTTGATTATATCAACCAGTTAACCTACTTTACAAAATGAAATGGAGTGACAGACAGTTAGCCATTTTCGACGCATACGAGAACACACGAAAGAATATTGCCATAGAAGCAACGGCAGGCAGCAGCAAGACAACTTGTATAGTGGAGTGTTGCAGACGGACACCACCTAATAAAAAGGTTCTGTTTATGGCATTCAACAAGAGCATTGCGGAAGAATTGAGGGAACGTTTGCCGTCTCATATAGATGTAAACACTTTTCACTCTAAAGGTTTGCGTGTATTGCTTTCCAATTTCCGTATAAAGCCGAAAATCAACGAGAATAAATGCTTTGTTATCGGAAAGAAAATTCTGGACACAAAGGATATGGATGTGAAGCAGCAGATTCGCTATTTATTCGAGATACAGATAATATGGAATTATATAAGGGTTAACCTTATTACAGATTACGAGAAGAAAATACCGGGTATCTGCATAGAGAAGAATATCGAATTCCAGGAACGTATGGTTGAAGATATGGAAAAGATACGGAATGCTTGGCATAAGGAAATGAAGAAGATAAATTCAGTAAAAGAAATTAACATTGATTTTACGGATATGCTTTATTTCCCTTACCAATTACTTGACAGTGAGGATTTTCCTAAATATGATATTGTTACCTTGGATGAACAACAAGATGCTAATACTTTACAAAAAGAGCTTGCTTTACGTTATATAAAGAAAAGCGGTCGGTTTGTAGTTGTCGGTGATTCCCGGCAATGTATATACGGTTTCCAGGGAAGTTCTTTAGAAGTTTTCAAGTCTTTGCAATCTTATCCCAACACCATAGTATTACCGTTGGATATTACATATAGATGCGGTAAAAACATAGTAGAGGAAGCAAGAAAAGTTTTTAACAATGGTATTGTTGCCGCGCCTAATGCAATAGATGGTATTGTAAGAAAAGGAGAGTTTGACGAAGCGGAAAACGGGGATTTTATTCTATGCCGGAACAACCTACCTTTGGCAACTGTCTTTCTCTATTTGTTAGAAATGGGAAAGAAAGCGACAATAAAAGGTAAGGATTACGGTGATGCACTTGTGGCGTTGGTGGATAAGATAAAACATATTGAAGACTTGGACACGATGTGCGAGAAGAAAATTTCGGAACTCAAAGAACGGGGTTTTACTGATATCCAGGCAAAAAATAACCCTTCCTATGTAACCCTTCTTGAAAAGTGTACTATATTGAAAATGCTTTACAAGAACTGGGGAGATATGAAGAAGTTGGAAGACAATATAAAGGAGATATATAAGGACGATACGGAAGGTATCGTATTATCCACTATCCACAAGTCTAAAGGACTGGAAGCAGACCGTGTTTTCTTGCTGAACAGGAGTTTGATTCCCAGCAAGTATGCGAACACAGAAGAAGCGCTGTATAATGAAAAATGTTTATTGTTTGTAGCCATAACAAGAGCAAGAAAGGAGCTTGTATATTGCAATGTTTAACGACGAACCAAAGAAGACCGTATATACGGAAATAGACCGTGAATTCAAGCGCATGAAACCGGGCACGGAATTTTGCCGGATTGAATTTATCTCAAAGATAAAAGATTTCCACCCCGGTTCTGTAAGAAGTGGAATAGACCACTTCCTATTAAAGAAAATGAGTAAAGGAGAAGTAAAAAGAATTGATAAAGGTAAATATATGAAATTATGAAAAAGATGAAAATGTATATTCCCGTATTGGAACCGGGAAAGAGTGTATCACTTGTATGTGCCAATAAAGTAATGGGGCTGGAAGACCACTTGCCTACCCAAGAAATGCTGAATATCCATATGGAACAGCAGAAAATAATGATACAGAAAGATAAGGACTACAAGGTACATCCTTTATATCTTTTCGTAGAGAAAGAAGAATTCAATGACCTTGTAAGGAAGATAAGAGAGAAGAATAAGAACGCGGAAACGGCTTGTATTCCGCTTGTATGTCAATATCCGGCCGTGCCTATATGTGTGCTTTGTCCTAAAGAAGAGGAGGCGAAAAAATGATATTCGAGTGCACGTTTACCTACATGGCACCCGACCCGAATTCGACAAATGGCGCTTATAAAAAGTTTGTCGATGTCATAGCGGTACAGGCAGAAAATTACATGGATGCCGAAACAATGGCAACCGAATACGGGATGTTCAATATAGACGCGGACTTTGCCATATCTCCTATTAAGGAGGTGATTATAGATTCGGTGCAGCGTAACGAAAAGCACGGGGGACGATGGTACAAATGCACGGGCGTATACAGTGAGGCAACCTTTTCTGGAAAGCTGAAACAATACAAGCTGGTTATATTGCAACAGCATGAGGACTTCATAAAAGCCTCTACTAAAGCGCTGGAATACATGCAAGACCTTGTAGGCGAATGCAGACTGACGAAGGTAGAGGAAACTCCTATAATCGAATATGTGGAAAAGGACTGATATGTTAATCTTATGTTAAAATGACATACGCAGTTGCTTATGTCATAACATAATCTTATTTTTGCATTGCGATAAGAAAAGAAGCTAAACAATTAATATACTATGATACGAATAACGAACCCCAAAGGAGAAGTCCAGGTGCACACAGAAGAAAGCTATGAAAAGCTTCTGTGGCAGTTTGCGGAATCGAAGATGATGGATATGTGGTGCCGGAAACACCACCTTATCCCTATCTATACACACCAGGAAGAAACCATACTCAACAAAATGGTAGTAGAGGCATTTCTGGAAGCGTTTAACTATAAAGTAGACAAGGATTATGAAAACTAAGAAATTCGGAGTAGGCGACAAGGTGAAGATACTCCATTGTTCTGATATGATGCTAATCGGACAGATTACAGAAGTGGCAAGTATATGCGGAACGGAGAGCAACCGCTATTATCATTTGAAGATAGACGGTGAACAAAGGGCGTTCATTCCGCAAAATTTGGAATTGGTAGAAAAACATGAGGAGGATAAAGAATGACCTATACGGAAGAAAGAACCTACTGGCTGGAATGCATGATAAAGGCTGCCAGATATGGGATGGAAGCGGAAGTAGCTGTTACAGCGCTTGAATACCTAAAGGAAGACCCGAAATTAAGCATAAGCCAATGCCTGGAAATGGCGTTAAAAGATTGGGATATATGATACAGAAGTTAATTGCTTACCTCTATCAAAAGAAGGTTACGAAGACTTATAACGACAACAACGACGGTTTTATTTGCAATTTCGTACTTGAATACAAGGATAAGGGAGATTTTGTACATAAGATGGCATGCTATGCCGTCAACTTTGAACCCGTTGTTATTGGAAAGGAGAACCGCTATTTGGTAGAGGTGGATGTGCATGCGGTGCAGAATGTCAAGTACAACAATGACAGAGTATGGCTTCCTCAATGCAAGGTTATAAAAATGGACTTGTTGCTACAGCCGTGGGAAATTACATCAGCAGAAAAGGAAATAGAAAGATATTATGGAGAACAAAGAAAGATTTATGGAACCGGATATGACAGCGAAGCCGGAAGAAATGCTATGGTTTGAATCAACAATCAGTGAAAATGTGGAACCGGAGGTTTCATTTGTTGAACAGGAAAAGGAAGAAGTTTTGGTTTCGTGTACATGGTATTAATTTGGCAAATAAACTATTGCTTATTTCCCTATTAAAACTTACCTTTGTGGGTAAAACTTCTATATATGGCAAAAAAGATAGAATATACTAAAGAGGACATTCTAAAAGATGCGCCCGATTTCGTGCTGATTGCATCTCCCTACATGCAGGATAAATATGTAGCCTATGAGATGGTAAGAAGGGAGCTTGACGAGCACCCCGACCGTTTCATGCAGTATGAGGGGAACGAAGGATATACCTATGTCATAGACCTTAAGCTTGTCAACATAAAAGGTATCATGGCGAAACGTGGAGCGTCCCGGGAAGCAATAGACGACGCTACAGAAATACGTACAACCGTGATGCTACCTCTATTGGCAAAGTTCCACAGGGTAAAGAGTGAGTATTTCCATGCTTTCGACTTGCATAACGACAAAGCAAAGGCACTTGCCAAACTCACCCCTATGTTACTGGACTTGTTCGGCTCCATGCACAACCCCAAGGATATTATTAAAATTATCCGGAAAAAGGAAGGTTATTCGCTGGGAGAAGAAGATTTGGTAAAATTTTTCAACAATCACAAGTCACTCATAGAGGCAAGGCAAAGCAAGTACGTGATGCGTTCTGACCGCTATAAGGTGGCAACGGAAGCCGGAAGACTGGAAATCATAAATGACTGTATGACAGACTTGCAGCTCAAATATGAAGAGTTCTGGAGCAAAGGAAACGTGGGAAGCGCACTCAATATCCTAAAGGAAATACGCGCTTTGTTGGAAGCCGCACGGAAGGAAGTAAAAGGTAATGAAATTAAACTTACAGTTGACGGAAAGATAGACATAAACGCGACATTGCACGGAGAGGAAAACATAAGCCGTGTAATGCGTGACATACCCGTAAACAGCCTTATAGTGGGTATGGTGGCTGCAAAATCGGGAATAAAGCCCGAAATACTGATGCACCAGCTTTGCACATCCTATTACAAGGACTTTAACGGCTTTGCAAGTAACCCGGTTTTGGGTTCCGAAAAGGTGATGCTGCCAGGAGCACTCATAAAAACCTATGACTGGAAAGAAATAGAAACGGAAAACAAGAAGTTTGTGGAAGAAATGATACCCGAAGTGGTCGAGGCCGAGATAATAGAAGAACCTTCCAAATCAAAGACAAGAGAACGGCTTCTTAACCGCCTACGACAGATGAAAGGTGTTGAAATCGGAAAGAAATAATTACATTTTGTTTTGACTTTTAGTTAATTTATGATTTTCAAAATTCATGTGGTGTACGGTCTGCGATAGATAGTACACCTATTTAAACAATTAAAAATAAAGTAGTTATGGTAAAGATATATGTTGAAGAAGTTATAAAGTGCATGATGGAAAGACTTACAAAAGAATATGGTCTGACCGAACAACAAGCATTAAAAGAAATTGACATTTGTATGGAAAGACTGTACGTGAAATGGATGCAGAACGAACCGATACCGGAAGAATACAATGATTAATTAACCCTATAATAATAAATAGTATGATAGTAGCAATCGCAACAATGAGAATGGACGAGGACACAACGGTACAGGTACATGTGCCTATGGATGTGGAAATAATGCAGGTTCCTCCTACAGACAAGGAAGTAGAGAAAATAAAATCAGTCCTGGAAGAGAAAACCGGGTATAAATTCGTATCTTTGGATTCGATAACATGGGATGTGGACTACGAGATTTAAAATCAAACGAAAAACTTTATGTTCATTTTTTGAGTATTAGTAGTTAATATCTAATTGACAGCCAGCAGTTTGTGATAAATAGCTGGCTTTTATTATATCCTTTTATATGTTAATTATATGTTAAAAGCACATAAGCACTTGCTTATGTCTAAATAAGGTCTTATATTTGCAATGTGATAAGAAACAAGATGTCAAACAAATAAAAACAAAAGATTATGGCAAGCCCTAAAGTAAAATTAGAAGGAAAGAAAATCGCAGAAAAGGTGATGGAGTTTATGGACGAATATTCATTTGACCCTATCTATAAGGAAATAAAAGAAAGCGAAGATTACCATGTGTATATCAGAGAGATACTGAGATGTATTCCTACAAGAAGAATAATCGACGATTTGGACGAACGTGGAGAACTTCACGAGGCATACAAGGAATATGTGAATATGAACGGAGTAGCTCTCATAAAGGATATGACAAAGATAATGACAAACAAGGAAAAGCTCAAACTTGTATCGGAACTTTTTAAGATACCCTATCTGGCAAGTCCGGAAGAATACGGGGAAGCGATAACGAAAGCAGTAAAGGAACAGTATTACAGATAATCATTAATCACTAAAAATGAAAGCCTATACAGTATATTTCAGCGAACCAGTGACAGTAAAGTACAAGGGTGACAGATTCAACAAGGAATTGAAAAAGTGGGAATATGATGTAGACTGCGAGAAAACAAGTGTAATGTTCACCTTCCATTCCCTGGCACCTGCAAAGAAGCTTATCAAGGAGAATATGGACAAGTACATAGATTCCATCATAACGAAAACATGGGCAAACGGTGACTGGGAGAACCTGGGTCCGATAAAGCTGTCCGGAAACAACAAGACTTTTGTTGCTAATACCAGACAGAAGGTTGCGAATTATTAAGTACACGGAAAGAAGGGGTGGAAATTGAAGTAGCCCCTATTTTCTTGACAATCAGTATAGATATTTTACAAAACTTAAAAATAAAAAGATTATGGATAGAGAAGAATTCCAGAAAAAGTACGATAACAGTATTCTGGTGTGCTGTACAGAAAACAGTATCAAGAAAGTATTCAATATTTGCGATTTAATGGACTTAACAGTCTCTAAATCAAAACAGATTACTGCTATATTGATAGGAGAACAAACAGCAAAAAGTCCATTGTTCCACGTGGAACAATTCCTCAGTGATTTCTACAGGGGGATAGAAGAAGGAGAAAGAAAAGAGACAAAGATGTTTGAACAGAGGATGAACAATGCCATATACAAGCTAAAGCAGAAGTACGGAGACACATATATAATCAATGGAACCGATATGGTCACATTGATGTGCACAACGGAACTCGGCATGAATGCAGTCTATAAAGAGGGGGAAGATGTGATACTCATAGAAGAAAAGGGCAGCATACCATGTGTAAGACATTCTGCAAGACAGTTTATTACTGACGTGATGTCCGGCATGATTGACGTACTGGACCCATTCATAAACAAGGAGACAACGATTGAAATAAAGGAAGAAGAAGACACGGAAAACATGATTAGTGAAACAATCTTCCATCTCACCCATACCCTAACAAAGCTCCTGCATAAGGTATACGACATGGAAAGAATGGTCTATTCAATTGGATTCGGAAACAAGGAAAGGGTAATGATAGACGAGGACGATTTCCATGTGTTCCGGAAAGCGGTGCGCCTCCTATATATATGCAACAAGTGGGTAACGAAGGACAACGAGAAGCAATCCAAGGAACCGGATTTCAAGAAAGGAAACAAAATAATGTACACCATCAAGGACAGCAACAGCAACACATACCCAGTAAGCAGATTGTCGGAAAGAGTGTACGAATCAAAGGAGCACAAGACCCTATTCATAACGGACGAGGAAGGGACAGTGACCGGGATATACAAGGAGAAATAGAAAGAGAGAAACACCCTCCACGATACCTTACAGACCATATTTTTATTATTAACCCGTTATACATTTGTTACAATGGTGATGAAGGGAACCAAGGAGGGAGAAAGCAGTGATATGAATAACCGGGAAGGGAACAGACCCTATGGCATAAAGGAAGGGAATGCCCGACCCCGATAACAACAGTATAAACCGTCAACCTATAATTGTTAATTTGCAAAGAAGGGGAATAGACATATAACGGACAATATGGCGCAGGGAATATTCCTGGAACGGTTATTGTATCATTGTACAACGTGGAACAATTATAAAAACAACATATTAAAAGACAAAAGATTATGGAAAAAGATTTGAGAAACAATGTGAAGTTTATCTTATTCTGTACAGAATGCTTGCAGGCAGGCGTAGTAATGACACCAAAGGAATATGAAGTGGCATTCATGGCAGCAGAGAAGTTTGAAGGATTCGACGATAAGAGCTTCGAGAACATGAAGGCAGAACAGTTCGCTCCCAGAATGAATGCTATGCTTAATGCTATGTCAAAGAGAAAGCAGATTATCGAGGGACTGACATTCAACCTGCTTACAAAGAAAAGCCTGGATGAACTCGCAAACAATGAAAACCTTGTGGAAGAGGTAATGAAGGCAAAGCATGTTGCGGCAGTGATGGCAGATGAAATGCTGGAACCGGACGAGAAGCTGGAAAAGGTAGTGACGGACGGAAGGCGCGTTATCGAGCATTTCATAGACCAATGGAAGAACGCCCCTATCCAAGAAAAAGAAAAGAAGGAATACGAGCCGGAAAGTGACGCGGAAATTGTAGAATAAATCTTTCGGTATACTTATTATTTTCACAAAAGCCCCGAAATGGGGCTTTATTATCAAGCAGTTATGGACAAGTCGAAATTAAAAGAAGCAAATAGTCTATACAATAAAATCGAAAATATGAAAAAGGAAATAGAGCATATTTCCAGGTTTGAGATGGAGGGGAAGATACAGATAACGAACCATTACGATTCCTATTTCCATATCAACGAGGATATGGCGAAAACTTATTTTCCTCTCATAAAAGCAGAAATGGAGAAGGAGCTGAAAGAGTGCGAACGATTATTTTCTGAACTTTAGCTCGTTTTTGAGATAAAAACACTATCTTTGCCTACGTGATAGATAACTGGTAAGGTTGTATCGCAGTTGTATTTAAAGGTTAACAAAGGCGGTAGGGGTTGCAAGTCTGTATGGCTGGGGGTGAAAGCCTGGTTCAGATAGCTGCAACCCCTATTTTTATTCAAATTTTGTATCATTATGGAAAGAAAAGAGATTATTGGAAGACTGGGAAGGTATTTTACGCTTCCCGAACTTGTATGCCCACACGTATACAAGAAGTATTCGGAATCGCAGATATGGAGCTTTTTCGCGACCGAAGCACTGGGAACCCTACTTGTATTGAGGGAAGAAATCCTATGCAAGCCCTTCATTATCAACAACTGGAAGAACGGAGGCGGCTATTCACAGCGCGGTTTGCGGTGTAATGTCTGCATATTATGCAAGGAAAAAACGATGCTTGAAAAGCCGTATATGAGCGGTCACGCATTGGGTCGCGCATTTGACGTTACGGTTTCCGGAATGGAGGCAGAAGCAGCACGGAAAATCATTATAGACGATTCCGACAAGCTTCCTTATCCTATCAGACTGGAATACGGTGTTAACTGGCTGCATGTAGACACTATGGACCTATGCAACGGCAAGAAAGTGACGCTATTTAATGCGTAAATATATTTTACTATATTCAGAAAGTATTCTCCCTTATAGGGCAATCGATACTACAGTATACTGTAGCCGCGATTTTGCAAATTTTGTATTTTTATCATTTGTAAATTTAAATTGAAATAATTATGTATCCTACTAAAGTAAGCATAGCAAATAACAAGGGTTTTGAGAGCATAACAGCGATTTCACGCGCTTTCGAGGTCGGCACACCAGCCGAAGATGTGGTACTGTCAAAGTACACCTTGGTTCCCGATGATAAAAGGGCGTTTCTTATTATTCCGTTGACGAGTGGTACTGTCAAAGTACACCTTATCGGTGAGACTGGTCCAGATACATATACCATTTCCGAGACCGAGGTTTCCGCTTATATGGGTTCTCCTATGCCTTATCTTATTGATAAGGTGTTTGTTACTGGCACTACTGCACAATTCAATATAGGGTTATGATTGGGGTCGGTACAAGTCTTTTGTTTGGTAGGAAGGCTGGCAAGGCTGGTCCTCCTATTCCACCTTTCAATAAGGCTATGGTGGACGCATGGTTTATGTCCGGGCTTTCCAATAATGACAAGCCTTCTTCTATTAGAGGAGTAAAAGGAAATGAAATGGTTCTTAAGAATTTCGCTTATGCACTTAATTCTGGGTTCGGGAAATATAAGGTAGATTTTACAAAGTATACCGGAAGTAATACAACTTCCAATTCTATTTCAATACATAAGGAAGCCGGGATAAATAAAGGATATGCAACAATTGCTTATAGTCAATTGAAATCCGATATTCCTTCTTATTCTATAGAAATCAAAGGTCTTAATTCTGGACAAATATTGTATTATTATAGAAACAATGAAGGTCTTGAAAAGAACATTTCTTATAATAAAGATGGTATATACACACTTCCTCTATGTCACAAAAAGGGTACGTCTGGAATAACCGCAGGCTTCACTATAAATACTGTCGACGTAGTTACCATTACCCAACTGCCATCAGCCTATGAGGATGCGCTGGTATTCGATGGAGTGGATGATTACGGTATATGTACTGGACTTCCTATTCTTGACGATTATACAGTGATATGCAGGAGAGAAATAATAAATAAGGATTATTATTCAGTAGCTTCAAAAAGTACGGTTTTTGGTAAAGGTGCATTTATTTTTGAACTTATTCAAGGTAGAACTAATCATTGCTATTCTTTTGCTGCCGATAATAAAATTAGTTTACATAATAGCGAAATTTCATGGCAAACTAAAAACTCTTATAATGGAAGTACGATTACGGTAGGCAATGCAGACGATACTGATACATTGACTTTAGGTATTATAAGAGAGGAAGATGAAAGTCGCAGGTTTTTGAAAGGAGCCATCTACTATTTTGCCCTCTATGACAAGTCTTTGACATCAGAAGAAATCGAGACCGAGAAGGAAAGACTTAATGAAGAATGGTTGAAACGTAAAAACTGAATAATATGAAGTGGTTAGTTATACCTATAGAAGAACTAAAACAGTTCGATAAAGACTGGAAGACAAGACGAATGAGTAACGACGGTACGAAAGCGTTGCTACATGAAGAGACGTACAACATGCTTGTACCTCCTATCATGATGCTTTCGGAAGGTGAAGAAGTTGTGGAAGAAGTCGTTTATCCTTATCCTTTGATGAATGAAGACGAAATCAACGGTTCCGGTGACTGGAAAAGTGAAGAAGGGGTAATTTGATTGTTTTCGGGATGCCGGGAATTTCGGGTGTTTTGTCCGGTTCCCGGTTTTTCATTTTCCTTATTTTATTGTACACCGAAAAACAACACAATTTTCAGAGTTAGTGTTAACTGTCTGATAATCATATACCGTTTTCTCCTATTTCTGAAAAATATAATGTCACTGAAAGAAAGGTTATGTTAATCTTATGTTAAAAGCACATACGCACTTGCGTATGTCTGATTAAGTACCTATATTTGCAATGTGATAAGAAATCAAGGTCAAACAAATTAAAAGAAATAAGGTTATGAAAGCAGAATTTTACAAGGTGAGAGGTACGGAAATGGAAGAGATGATGAAGAGAGGTAATAACAACGAAATCTCCTCTATGATTTCCAAGAAACAACAAGCACTTGCCGAGGCACTTGAAAATGTGGAGTTCTATAAGTCTATCGGGAATATGGAGTTTGCAGCCAATGAACAGAACCGCGCTAACCTCCTTCAAAGACAACTCGAAATGTTGAACAAATAAAGATATACGATTATGACAAAGAAAGAATTGATTGCAGCACTTGCAAATGTAAATGATGATGCAGTAGTATTGTTCGGTACGAAAGAAAGCCAGTTTTTCGGTGCATTTGCTACACAGATATATACCAACGGTGACGAGGTTCTTATAACTAATCAGCATACGGACGCTACAACTCCTATTTGCTGTGAGTTATTGCATGAGGATATAATGTTTAAATAGAAATTAGAGACTGATTACGAAATCAATTAACCCGGTAGCCTTCGGGCTACCAATAGAACAAATAATATGAATATAAAAGAAATATGCTTGCTGATAGCACAGCTAAAGAAGGAGAATGAAACCAATTCCCCGGAAGAAAAGGAATTCAACCTTAAATGGATTGAAATCCTAAAAGAAAGTATAGATAAATCTATAAACAAGTCTATAAACAAGTCTATTTTTGATTACGGCTTCGATTCCAACCATATGTGGGTCAGTGAGAAGAAAAGCGGTAAACGTCTTATTCTTATCGAATTCTAAAATTCTTTATATTATGAAAAAGCAGCTTATAAATTTCTTTCACGGTCGTTTCGGTAATAAAGTATTGAAAACAAAGTATCGTGAATGGTGGGTACGTTTCTGGTACGGAACCGGGGCAATCGCCTTTTGTTTCCTATTCTTCGGAATGATACAATTCTTGTCCTGGCTTTCTGATTTGATTAATTATGTTTTCTAATAAAAATATTTTACAATTATGAAAAAGGTTTTATGCGACAAAGACGGGAAATTCTTGTCTATTCATGATGAAGATTGTACTCTTACAAAACTGGAAGACGGTGACTGTCTGACACATGAAGACGGTACGATAATGATATATAGAGAACGCAAATGTAAAGAAGATATTTCTAAAGCATTTTATCATGTTTATTTACGAAATAATGAATTACATTTTCTTAAAACTGGAATGTCATTTTCTTACTATGATTTTATCCCATCTTTCAGATTTTCTACAGAAGAAGAAAAAGAACGTATGTACAAAATTCTTTCTGAAAACAACCTATACTATGACGAGAAAGAAAAATGCTTTAAAAAGCTTCGCTGGCGTGCCAAAATCAGCAATTCCTATTACTATATTGACTGGAACCGTTTTGTGATATGTAAGACTACAGAGGAAGAAAACGAATCGGACAATTTACGGTACAAAAACCTTAACTATTTCCAGACCAAGGAAGAAGCGTATACCAAGTTGTTTGCAGTTAAATCGGTTCTCAATGATTAAGAAAGAATGTTACATATGGGTCGGACAGATTATCGAATACCGGGGAATGACGCTGCGAAAGGTACGTCCGGGAAAATACATTGTCATTTCTCCTTGTTCCCTTGTTTCGAGACCCGTATATATTGACAAGAACGAAAATTTGAACGTTCTTTAGTATTAATTATTTGTTTTATTTTCATATATTTGCAGCTATGATAACAGCGATTTTTGTGTGTTTGATTGTTCTTACGGTAGTCCTTATCACTCTCCTTTTGTGGTGCATAGGGGCGGTTACGGGAATTCAGAAAAGAATGAATGTTCTTCTTTATACGGTCTCCTATATAGACCTTATCCAAAGAAAGCGGTTCATCCGGTATCTGGACCAGCTTTCCAGGAAGATGAGCTGTAATGAGGACGAGATGGAGGACAATCAGAAACAATTCCTATTCCATTTAAGCCAGGAATTGACGAGCGAAATAAAAAGGATGGAAGACGATTATAAAGATTTAATATGAGTAAGAAAAACGAATTTACATACAAAAAAGGGTGCCAATATATAAACTGGCTCTGTATTTCCAATAAACTTTTCTTGCTTCGTGATGATGACAATATAAGCGACGAAGATAAAGCATCCATTTCACGCGCCCTAAAATGCAAGACAGGCGATATCCTTTGTCTTGTACTGGGTCGCAACATCAGCTATTTCGGATATAGTAAGCTTATCGAAGACATGGGAGGACGGACTACTGAAAGTATTGTAAAGTCCAAGAACCCGGTATTTTCTTCCATCTACTGGACTGGAGACAAAAAGGCGGCTATCGAATCGCACACCATCTTCATTCCCTGGAAAGAGCTTAAGGAGCTTATCAAGGAATGGGACTATCCGACATATTTTCACCCCGACATAGTTTAGACCTTCTTTCTCTAATTTTTATATTTGTTTGACTGACACCCGGTTACGCTCTTCGTGAAAGAATGTTTCCGGGTGTTTTCTTTGGGATTATATGTTAATCTTATGTTAAAAGCACATACGCAGTTGCTTATGTCCAAATAACTACCTATATTTGCAATGTCTTCTTAAGGGAGGCGGTTAATTAGGTCAAACAAATAAAGATTATGGAAAAGGAAGTTAAAGTAGTAAGAGGTTTTGCAGTCAGCATGGGTGATGATTATGTAGAATTCTTCGATAATATCGAAGACGCAAAGAACAACTACGAAATGATGAAGGAACGTTTTGTTGGTGTCCATATGTGTTATGAAAAGGATATAAAAGAGATTGAAGAATTTACTATTAACAACGTTATAAACACTATTTTAAAATGAGAACATTAAGCAAAGGAAACTACCGGGTCGTATATGACCCGGCAAAGGACGAAAGCATGAGCATGATTGCCGTCTACAAGAAGAACCTGGACGGCACGTTATCCCTAATCAGTAAGGAGATGGGAGAAGAAAATAATAACGAGGTTCTGAGAGAACAAGCAATGAAAATCATTAATGAACTTAAATAAAGGGAGGATTAAATTATGAATGCAGGTATCGTATTTTTAACTATCATTATTTTTATCGTTCATCTTATGCTGAGTGCCGAGGTAGGTTCTACAGCAGAAAGGATGAACAGAAGTTTCGGAGTGTGGATGCTTATGGCACTTATCATTTCCCCGTTTATCGCAGCCATCTTTGTTCACTGCCTGGGGGCTATTCCGGTTCCCGAAAAGAAGGAGGATTCAGAGAATGAAACCGAGAAGTAACAGATATATTTACTATTATGACAAACGGTCGAAGAACAAGCCGTACCGGGTTATAATAGAGCTTGAAAAGAAGAAGTACAATATCGGTTATTTCCGAACCGTGGAAGAAGCGAGGGCAGCCCGTGACGAATTCATTAAAAATCATTTTTCTGTTTCCGTCAAATGGAAACGGTTACAAGAAATGAATACGATTGTGGATAAGATTGCCGAACTTTCGGGAATGCTTCTTTCCTATAGGGATATTTCCACTAATGAGGTTTGCCGCAAAATCGGGAATATCAAGCGGAACGCGGTTTCCATAAAGAAAATTATTGCATAAATATTCACTCAATTTGTATAATTATTCAATTTTGTTTTGTAGTAAGAATCATGGGTTTAGCGAAACCCGACAGACTGGGGACGTTGTGAAACGTCCCTTTTCTTTTTCTAAATATTGACAGCAGAGTTAATAATACTTGAAGAATGACAAAAAACCATAATCTACCAGTCCTTTTTCTACTGCATTCGCTTCTTGTTCAAATACGATTGCATGGTAACAGTCATGGTTTATAGCCTGGATTCTCTTAATCCATTTCTTTATACCGCCACTGAAACCTGGGTGATATTTGATTAAGGCTCCTATTACACGCACGAGCCATTCCAGGGCGTAATACAGATAGAACGTCAACGGGATAAGGAGAAGAAGCCAGGGACACGAGAAAATGCCTGCAAGACCGCTAAAAAGCACGGTTCCCGGTATCATTAATGATTTCCATTGATAGGAATGGGTTTCTTCGTGCTTCAAGAATTCTTCGTCGTAATACTCTTTTGCTTTCTTGCAAAGCAGCCAGCAAAAAATTAGGATTGCGGAAAAGGTCGGAATGATAATTTTCGCAATTTTCGATTCATAAACTACTTTCATATTTTACAATTTTTAAGATTAAACACGTGTAAAGGTAGGCTTTTTCGAGGAAATTTCTGTCAATATTTATTACTATTTATAACTGTCTGGAAATCAACACTTTGACATTTTACCATAACGTTATTATCTAACCCCTAAAGGGGTACGTAGTTCCCTTTCTTCTTTTACCCTAACGGGTATGATAATAGGAGGAAGAACTGCAATATAGCAATAGGGGGTTTGGGGGAGGAAGGGGAAAGAGTGAAAAATGGGGAAGGGGGATAAAGCGAGATATGGAAAGTGTTAACGGAAGTAAAAACAGAAAAAGGGAATGAAGTGGAAGGAGAAGACGAAAACAAGAAGGAATTTTGGAAAAAGCGCGTCCCGGCAAAAATTTTTCCGAGAAAATTTTGTGGATTGAAAATTTATCCCTATGTTTGCAGTGCTTAAACATAGCGGCTAAGGTCTGATGAAGATTTGAGAGCCGCAAAAGAAAAAGGGGTTACTCTTTAGTTTTCTCACTAAACATTAGCTTCTTTTTGAAAAATCCCCTTTTTCTTTGTTTTTGTTTAGCAAGAAAGAAGCTAAAAATTAGTGGGTGTCCTTAAGCAAGACATAAAACCAAAAAATGGTATTTGTAGAAGTGAGAAAATTAAAGAGAAGTGTATGAAAAAAGATACAGAAAAATCGGCATCATGCCAGGACATTTCAAAAAAAATTAAGTTCCCTACTAAGGATTTAAAGAATTTACAGACTATCCAGGATTACGAGTATTGCTGCGTATTGTGCGCTATTAGATTGATAAACAACAAGTATTGCAAGAGAAATCAGAAGAAATATCAGTATAAGACGTTTTGGAAGAGAAGTTTTACTACACAAGAACTGTCATTGAAGATTGCGGAAGAAGTGGGTATTTCCTACAGAAAAGCGAAGGATTATATCAAGTTTTTAAGACTGAATGACTACATTAAATTCCCCGAAAAGGATGTATGTACAATCATAAACAAGGATTTCAAGGATGTAACGGAAGAGATGTATTTACCGGATTATTTGCGTTATGTGATTAAGGAGAAAGGGGTAAAATGGTCTCCTATTTTTACAAGGATATTGAATTACATTTCAAAGAAGATAAGATATTACAAGTATTGTAAAGAGATTGCAGAGTATAATTTGGACGTATGGAATGACGAGGAATCAAAGAAAGACGAGATTTTAAAGATAGTTGAATGGCTGTACAATAACGAGGACTGGAAGGAATCGGATTATGACAAGGTTTATGAAAAGGCTGTAAAGATGGCGCATAAGCACGCATTAGAGGCAATAAAATGGAACAATTGCGAAGTATCGTTCTATGAAAGCCCTAAACGTATTGCAAGCCGTATGAAATGCAGTGTAGACACAGTGAGAAAGTTTATAAAGGCATTGAAAGAGATTTTTGGAGAAAGAGTATACATGAAGCCGGAAAAGGCGACTAAATCAATGAGATACAACCCTAATTTGAATAACTATACAATAGCATTGCCGGACAGGGAAGAATGGAAGAATATGTTTGCAAGAAGATTCGAGAAGATTAAGGAAGGTGTTTCAAGGGTAAAGGATTCTGTTTATTATCTCAAAAGAGTTTGGTTCAGAAAAGAAAAGGGTTATTTGTGGGAAGACAAGGAGTTCAATAGAATAGCAAAAAGAAGTGCTACTGTAACGTGTGGAGAAAAGGAATTGCCGTGCAAAAAGAGGTTGAGTTTTTATTACACCCTAAAAAAGAACTTGGAATACTGGGAGGACAATTTCGAGAAGGAAAAGGAAATAGAAGAAGAAAAGGAACGTTTTTATAAGTCTGAAATACAAAGGGAGGTTGAAGAAAACAGTAGAATTGATTTGGTGGCGAAATATCGCTGTCACGAGGCACCCGAATACGAAAATTACAACCCTAATGAATTTGAAGCATATAGAGTATGGAAACGGTAAGCAGCTACATATACAGTGACTATGAAACCGAAGACGTAGAACTGTACGCAGAACAGATGATACGGGAACGCATAGCGCGTGACGAGAAGCGACGCGAACAGATAGAAAAGGCTTTGGCGAAAGCCGAAAGGACCAGGAAACGGGTAGAAAACAGAAGAAGGAAGTATGTAAAGGACAATCCTATAAGGGCGAAGTACAAATACCCGTGCCCGGATAAATATTCAAAGTAAATGCTTGGTTATTTGACTGATAATGCCTATTTTTACCGTTGTAATTGCAATTTCGTTATAACTTTAAAAGGCATTATTCATGGATATTAATAAAAAAGAAGAGAAAGTGTTCGGACGTGCACAATTTGAACAGTTTCTCATTGACAAAGACTATGAGGCATTCACCGCAAAGCAGGTAGCGGCTTTTGCTACTGATGTTTTGAACAAGTCAGAAAACAACGAGATGGACGAGTTCGAGAAAGCATGTGCGGCTGCGGACTGGAAATCACTTGAAACGGTTAAAGTGCTGAATGACATTTACGAGGAAGAACCTATGTTCATAAGACCCTCACAAGTGGAAGTGATACCGGGAAAGGAAGGAATTTTCAAATCAATGTCCGAGAACCGGGACATGTTGCGATACAAGGAAACCCCTCTAAACATTTTCAAGGGCATAGCCGGAATGTGTGTATCTGACAATATAGAGAAGGCACGGAAGGGCGAACCAATCGGAACTGTCAAAAGCTGGGGAGGGAAGGAATACGTGAAGACCGCTAACGGATGGGTACGACGCCAGGGAATCAAGACAAAGGAGACCGCGAAGGAGGAGAAACCGAAAGAAAAGAAAGGCGGTTTTCCTACAGTTGAAAAACTTGTGGCTGCGGCCGCAAAGTCGGGGCACAACCCTAAAGAGGCAGAGAACGTTATCAGAGAACGCTATGACTATCTGAAAAAGAAATATCCAGAAGCCTCACCAAGTAAACTTGTACACATTGCATATACAATTTCCTAAAATTCCGTCGCATATGATTATGGGGAAACTACATAAAATAAGGGAATACGTAATGAGTTTATATTTCCCCGTGTTGTTGAGCATACCTATCTCTTTTTCCAACACGGCATCCTTCATTGAGAAATATGTGTTTCGGGACTGGGAGTTCTTGAAATACCTAATGATTCTTATAGTGATAGATACACTTGTAAGCTGGGTATATCATATCAAGAACAAGGACTTTTCAAGCAAGGGATTTTCAATGATTATTACGAAGCTTTTCATTTATTCCGCTATTCTGATTGTTTCGCATGTGATGGGGAACTTTACTGTGGAAGGCGGCAATGTGGAGATATACACATGGTTCCGTGCCGTGGTGTGTAATGCGCTTATAATACGTGAATCAATCTCAATTGTGGAGAACGCGGCAAAGGTAAGCCCTACTTTGGTACCTCAGAGAATTAGAAAATATCTGTCTGATTTCGACGAGTTCGGGGACAAGAAACCGGAGACGATAAAGGAAATGAAAGGAGAATGACTATGGCACAAGGCGATTATTTGCCAGGAACCTATTCAAGGGTCGGAACGGAAGAAAATCCGGGCACATACCTTGGAGGAGGTTCGGGTGGTACTTCACAAACAATGCCGCCAAAGGTGAAGAAGGTATGGGTACTGGACAATGATAGATGGAACATGCGCAATTATTGGATTTCCGGAGGGAAGTTCAGTATTCCGGCAGTATGGGTACTTACCAAAGGGGTTTGGGACAACTTCGGCAAATGGATGAAAGACGGAGTTTGGAGAATGGGACAACTCATTTTCTCTACAGACAATATTTGGCATGATAATTTCGTATGGTATAACGATTTAAAGTTTAAATTTTAGAGATTATGAAAAAAGCAGCGTTTTATCAAATACAGGACGGTGATACCGGGGCACAGGTTGCACAAGGATTGCAAGGCAATTTCGAGGCTTTGCAGCAGGAGATAGAAGCAATTCAGCCCTATTCCTTGCCTATTAAGATGGACCCTAATAGTGGAATTATCAACAGTGAGGAGGACTATAACAGTATTCTCCCCGAATCCTATCTGACGGAATATCCGTGGCAGGCTGAATATGCAGGCGGTCTTCCTTGGTTATGGATGAACTTCAAAGCAAAGGTATCGGAAGGTACTCAGATTTGTATTAAGCATAATAACAAGTTCTGCGAGTTCACCAACATTCCAGAAACTATCGGCACCGTATCTGTCAACAAGAAGATTTTGACAATGAAGGAGAAGAACGAATATCTGGGTTTCGAGTGTCAGAAGGATTTGGGCGTACAGAAAGTGGACTTGAAAGGCATTTACCAGGTTTACGTACTGGATGCTGACGGTTCCGTGGAACAGGAAATTGTATTTGAATGTAAGTAATTAACAATTAAAAATAGAAAAGATTATGAGACTGTATAGATTTTTGGACGAAGAAAAGAATATTGATGTGACATTGGTAACGGACGGAAGTTGCGACCAGAAGAAAGTATTCATTACCGAATCACCGCGCGGAATTACCCCTAAAGGAAACGTGACGGACCCGGAAGGCGGTGCCGAGCTTTTGAAGCTTGGGTTCAAATGGAATGTAGGTGAAGCTGTGATGCACGAGGAACTTGTAGCATTTGCGGAAGAAAAAGGTTTGGAACTGATTATCGACCCCCAGGGACTGAACGAAATAGTTGCGGTAACGGCAGAATGGAACGATGCAGATGCGTGCGTGATTACAATCAAGACCACCGTTCCGGCAAAGAAGGATGTCGATATCTATTTCCCCAATAGCGTAGATTTGCAGGAAAGCGCAGAAAGATTTGGAGTAATCAGAGGAGACCGCAAGACCATTGCTACCAAAGTTATGTCCGGAAAGCCTATGGCGTTTACGCTGGCTGACCTTGGTTTGGATGCAAAGGAAGATTTGAACGTGGTTGTAATGACAGATAACAATACATGGCGCGAAGAACTCGTAGCTGAAAACAACTAAAGGGATTATGCTACGGTTATTGTTTACAACAGAAGATAATGTTCACCAAATGACCGTCGTAACTGACGGTATCGACAGTCAGATGAAGGTTTTCGTTACAGAAAGCCTCTATGGTGACGTGGAATATTATAAGGGGCTGGGTATCGTGATTGAACCCGGCCACACCTATAATATCGGACAGTTCAAGGAATGGGCGTTTAAGGCGCTTGTTAAGCTTATCTCATATCCGGAAGGATTCGGAGAAGAAGGCGCGGTATTGTCGGACGTGCAGGAAGTTGTGGAATACGTATTGGAGACTAAAGAACCTACACTCAATTTCCCTGCAAAGGGAGGTGATGATATGTGCGTAGTGACGTCTTCAAAGCAGACTTTCAAGAATGGACAACCAGTAGGACATCCGGAAGGCGTACCAGTGGAATTCTCAATATCTGGGGCAGGATTCAAGGTTGACGGTGGAGGACAAGTAACGGTTGACGAGAACCCCAACAACACGACAAGAAAGGCAGTTGTGACGGTTAAACAGAATGAAAGCGGAAAGACATTGCAGATTACATGCAACCAGGCTGCATCTACTGTAACCTACGAATATGCGCTTACAGTAGACCCGACAGCGGTAACGTTCGACGGTGCAGGAGGTGAAAAGCTGGTTACTGTGACTTCTACAAGAACAAAAGTTCTGAACGGGGTAAAACAGCAGGCAGAAAGCTATCCTACGGACATAGAGCTTGCAGGTGTGGGATTCAGCTATGAAGTGAGCGGAAACAACTACAATCTGAAAGCCGAGGAGAATACCGGGACCTCACAGAGAACAGGAAAGGCAACCATTTCACAGGAAGGCGGAAAGACCGTACAGATGAACTTGACACAGAATGCGGCTACGGTGACGTATGACTATGCGCTTACAGCCAACTCACAGACCATACAGTTTGTAGCGCTTGGAGAAACGAAGAGTTTACAAGTTGTTTCAACAAGACAGAAAAAAGTTAACGGTAAACCGTCTGGTGATGTCGAGAAGGTAGATACGACTGCACAAATTACCGGAACCGGATTTAGCGAGACTTCATCAGAAACCACCAATGGAGAGAATTATAGCATAGTGGCAGCAGAGAACAAGGCAGAAACAGCTAATAACGGTTCTATTACCATTACACAGACTGGAAGTAACAAGACGGTAAAGGTTACGTTAACACAGCTTGCAGCGACAGTTACCTATGAATATACATTGACTACAGACCCGACAACACTTTCATTTGCAGCAGCAGGAGAAACAAAGATATTCGGTGTTTCAAGCAAGAAGCAGAAGAAAGTGAATGGGAAGAATGACGGTTCACCTATGACGGTTGACTACACTACTGTAGTGAGTGGTACGGGATTTACCAAGGGTTCTACTGAATATTCTGTAGTGGCGGATGCAAATACTGGCGCACAGCGTACCGGAACGGCAGTTGTTACGGCAGTAGAAGGAGGAAAGAAAGCGACGGTAAACCTTACACAATTGGCTGGAGAATAAAAATTGTTTACAATGGGAAAGAGAAAAGGAAAGATAATACAAAAAGCGGAAAAGCCGGATTTGGTTGCAAGTCTTTCGAGTTTGTCCATTGAAGAGATAGACATGCTGCAAAAGGCTGCACCTATGGCATTCCAAAGCAAATTGCAGGCTGCGTTAAACTCAAACGATGCAGGGGAGATAATGAAGGCTAATTTGTATCTGGGAGAAATCAATAGACAGCCTACAAAAATTCAGTCTGTTTTCTTTGACCCTAACGACATATCCGGTAACGGAAGAGGATTCAAGGATTCTAAAGGGGTTCTGTCCTTTTCCGTATTGCGCCGGATGGGGGACATTCATATAGTGAAAAGTATCGTGTCTACACGCGTGGAACAGATAATGAACTTTATGGATTTTTCGGAAGACGAGCAAAAGGAAGGCTTCACAATCAGAAAAAAGAAGAGCCTTTTTTCTACCGGGGATGAGAAATTGACAAACGAGGACAAGAAAAAGATTTCAAAGATAGTTGATTTCCTGGAAAAGGGAGGATGGACGGACAAATGGGACAATGTGGACAGCTTGCAGGAGTTTGTAAGCAAGATAATGTTGGACAGTCTCACATTAGACCAGTTGGCATTTGAGATGGTGCGCAACAGAATGTGGGAATTGCAGAAATTCCGCGCTGTGGACGCTTCTTTGATACGTTTTCTTGACAGCGTAGACCCCAGACAAAGGGAAGGTTTCGAGCAGTACAGATTCAAGGGACATTTACCGCGTTACTGTATGGTATGGGAAGAGATGATTCTGCATAACCCTATAACGAAGGAACCGATATTGTATTATCCGTGGGAGCTTGGTTTCGGCATCAGAAACAAGACGTCTGATGTGAGAAGAAACGGATATGGGGTATCGGAATTGGAAACGTTGGTGAATATCATAACCTGGATATTGTGGGGCTTTTCTTATAATGCGAATTTCTTTTGTGTTTCACCAGAAACACTCGTTACGACGAATAAGGGTTTAAGAAGAATAAAAGATTTGGTAGGTACAGAATTTGAAATTTTTGACGGTGTGGAATACTGCAAGGCATCCGCATACAAGACAAGAATAGATGATTTGTACGAAACAAGACTGTATAACGGCTTAAAGATAAGAACAAGCCGAGAACACAGATTCTTGACTATAACGGATAAAGATAAGTCTCCCAAATGGAAAGAACAAAAGGATTTGACTACAGACGATTACTGTCTTGTGGATATAAATACCTATGGCGATTTCCACGAAGAGGATTATTTTATAGGAAGAGAATATTTTAGAGAATTTACTAACCCGACAAAGGAAGCTGTACTTAAGAAGGAGAGAATCTTTACACCTTCTTTGGAAATGGTGAAGGATAAGAATTTCTGGGAAATGATTGGCTTTGCTTTGGGGGACGGTACCTGGTTGGAACACAGGCTTGAAATTTTCCTACATCATACAAAAGATAAAAAACTTTTTGGTGATTTTTCTAAAGTGTTGGATAAATACGGAATAAATTACCGTATAAAGAAAGGTAATCCTTCTACACAAAGGAGTGATGGGGAATATGGATATCCGTATATATTCATATATGATACATGTTTTATTGATTGGTTTATAAGTATAGGATTCGGATATACAAGAGATAAGAAGATACCCGTTTCCGTATTTAACTTGCCGGAAGAGTTGAGATGTGCGTTTTTGAGAGGTCTGTTTTCGGCAGACGGCCACACGTCTGCAAATATAATGGGTTATAAAACTCCTACTATTTGTTGTGTGAATAATGATTTGAGACAAGATATATTACAGTTGTTGTTAAGTGTTGGGGTTGCTGCGAGAGAGTGCAATAGAAGTAAAAGCAGATATAATGACCCAGTAACACTTGTTATTCAAGATGTAATGTCTTTTGTTAATAAAATAGGTTATTTGCAAGATTATAAAAATGAAGGTATATCAAGAGGAGAAAGAACAAAGGACAAATGGGACTTGGTGCCTAACTCCCTGGCTCTGGATATACTGGAAAACAACAAGGGAGGTGATATATCTTTTTCTAAGCATCATGTGAAAAAAGGTGGAAGGATAAGCAGAGGTAAGCTCATAAGGGTTTTGATAGAGGCTGGATGCAGTGTACCGGAAATATTGAACTACCATTTCTATAAAGTAACGGACAATTCTAAACTTGTAAAAGAGAAAGAACAACTTTATGATATAGAGGTATTCAATGACAAGCACATATTCCTTGCCAACTATACGGCAGTCCATAACTGCCAGGGTTCGCAGCCTAAAGGGTTTATCAATATAAAGAATCCTAACATATCAAACAGCACATTGCAGGAGTTTAGGCAGGCATGGACACAGACGATGGCAGGATACCAGAATTCGCACCGCACCCCAGTCATAAACGGTATTGATTTGGAATGGGTTGATTTACAGAAACTTAGCAATCGTGATATGGAATTTAACGAATGGATAAAGTTTCTTATTATAATGACATGTTCCGTATACCGTATAGACCCGTCCGAACTTGGATTCAATTTCAAGGAAAGTCAGCAGATATTCGGACAGGACGGGCAGCGCGAAAGATTGAAGCACAGCCGGGAAAAAGGATTGAAGCCTCTATTGATATTCTTGCAGGGTGTCATTACAAAGTATATTGTGAGTGAGCTGGATGAAAACTACGAGTTTGCATTTACCGGAATAGAGGTGGAAGACGAGGAAGCACAGGTAAAACTGGATTCTGAAAAATTGAGTAGCGGAATGGTTTCTATGCAGGACATATTCAAGAAGTACAACGGACGTGACTTTGACCCCGAAAAGGACATCATTCTTAACCAGGTATACCAGGGGATGAAGCAGGCAGAAGAACAAAACAAGATGTTCGGAGCTTCACAGCCTGGACAACAGCCGGAAGGCGTGCCAGAAGGGGACGAAGAAGACCCGTTTGCACAATATAAGTCATTCAATGAAAACCCTATAATGAAACCAGCAGTTGACTATTATTTGAAAAATCTTTACAAATAAGAAATTATGGAAACTTTCGATGATTTAAAGTTAGAAAGATATATAAACAAGGCTCTTTTAGAAAAGAGCTTCGGACGTACAGAATTGTATGATACGCTTTTGGAGATTGCAAAGGCGCAACAAGGCGTATATGTGAACAACGCGGTAAACCGGAAGCTTGGCATTGTTGGGCTGCCATACAAGAAAAGAAAGGCTACGGAGGAAGAGAAAGCCGATTTAACCAAGACAACAGAAGACCTTTATAAGGAAGGTAGTGCGTGGAAACGAGACAGACAGATTAAAGTACATAACAAAGTGAAGTCTGAATATCGGAAGAAAATGCTATTTGAGACAAAACCGCGTGCTTACTTAATGCTTGGCGGTGGTGGTTCGGGCAAAGGGTATTATCTTAAGAAGATGAAGGAGAAAGACCCTTCTATTGATAAACTTCCAGTTATTGATGTGGACGATATGCGTGACATGATACCGGATTATGAAAGGGTGAAGGGAATAGACCCAAAGAAAGCTTCATCCTATGTGCATGAGGAAGTATCGGATATAGGTAAAGCGATAGACAAGGAATATATAAAATCTAAATCTTCTTTTGTAAAAGATGCTGTATTTGGAAACCCGGCAAAACTTGAAAAATTGGTTGATGAATTGAAGGCACAAGGTTACGATGTCCATTTGGTAGGCGTGGCAACCGATTTCAGTACGGCTTTGGATAGAATACAGAAACGTTTTGAGAGAACGAAACGGTATGTTCCTACAGAAGTGGCGAAAAAAGGACATAAAGGAGCGTCCGAATCTTTCAAGAAAGTTATCGAAACTCCGTTGAAAGATAAATTCAAGTCCGTTAAATTGTATGACGGAAATTCCGATAATGGAGTGATTTATGATAACAAAGTGTTAAATCAAAAAGAACTTGATAGGTTTCTTAAAAAAATAGACTTATAAATTTGTTCAATTCTGAACAGTTTTGTATATTTGCATAGAAACTTAAAGAAAGGAGTAAAATTATGGCAAAGAAAAAGTACGGAATTGATATGACGGCTGACGAATGGTTTGAGATTGAAGAACGTGGAATGGGCGAAGGTTGGACGATGGAAGAAGTTGCAGCTTTAGGTCCAGAAGGTAGAGAGTTTCATAGAAGCGCTCCATATAATCCTTACTTCCCGAAACCAGATATGTCTATTTTTAACGAAGACCTTTATGATGGTTATAAGATAAAGAAGAATGTCGGAAAAGAAAGTTGATGGTATAAGAACCCCTTTGGTATCGCGTCTTATTGGAGTGAAAAGACACGTGAAAGACCCTATCAGATATCCGAAAATACAATGCGGTTATGAAGGTCTTGCACAGACCATGTTTGCTACACAGTCGGACGCGATGATAAAGGAGCTTGTAAAGGAAATGATTAAAACGGTTGAAAGATGATATTCTCACCGGAAGAGATACAAAAACTGTATGATATAATAGACTACCGTCTTGTAAGAATTGTAGCCGATGTAATGGGGGATGAACTGTTGACACCGGAAGACAAGTCTTTGTTAAGACGGTATGGCTATAAATGGAGAAGGGAGATAGAAAAGTTACCACCCTATTTTCAATCCTATCTGTTTGGAAGGTTGAGTGCACAACTGACGCCTTCCCAATTGTCTACACTCAATTTTGACGATTTTACCAAGTATATAGACCGTCATCAATGGGCGGCACTTACATCTTTGGAACAGGAAGTGTATTATGCGGCAGCAACACGCACATACTCCTATATAAAGACGATGGGGGAACGGGCAAAAACGATAATGTCTAATGCCGTATCGGAAGAAGAGGTAAAAGTTCTTGTGGAACAGCAAAGACAATTGGAACTTGGAACGATAAAGAAGGAAATGATAGAAGGCGTTCTGAAAAAGAAGTCCGTGCAGAATATTGTCAGTAATATAGGGCATTCCTTGGAAGACTGGAACCGTGATTGGGGGCGTATAGTGGAAACCGAGATGCAGAACATCTATCAGACTGGGGTAGCCCAGCAGATAATGAAGGAACAGGGAGCGGACGCGCTTGTATATAAAGAGGTATTCAGTGGAGCGTGCCAGCACTGTATAAAGTTTTACACCACGGCAGGGATAGGAAGTAAACCGAGGATATTCAAGCTTATAGACCTTATAAACAACGGGGACAATATAGGGAAGAAAGTTAAAGATTGGAAACCAGTGTTAAATAGTGTTCACCCATTCTGTCGTTGTGACCTTAAGGAGGTACCTAAAGGTATGGTTTGGAATGACGAGACGCATTCGTTTGAACCGCCTAAAGAACCATACAAGAGACAGGTAGAGAGAAAGAGTAAAGTAAAAATATATGTTGGAGATAAAAAGTTTGAGGTATGAGGTTCGGATATAAAGGAGATGTAGAGGTGTTGACCCTACGGAAGACAAGGGTAACAAAGGAATATGTAAAGGAAAGCGCGGAAGAGGTGGATGTGTACAACTGGGAGATTGTCCCGGTACGTCTGGACCAGATAAAGGAGGATGAGTATGTATTACTCTATTGCATGATGAACAGTACGAACCTATTCAAGAAGGGGGTAAAGTGTATCGATTTCAAAGGCGAGATGGAAAATATTGTGTTAGACAATGGAGCGATAATTTCTGTATGTGAAGATGCAAAACATCTCGTTTTTACAATGCCGCATCAAGTAACGATACCGCTTGTTGATGAAAAGACATTCGATGAATGGACCGATGAAGATTGTTTTGGAATAAATAGCGGAAGCAGTCGAAGGGGTGCTGATAAGGAGATAGAACAAGGAGATGTAGAGGAATACATAAAATTCTATAATGATAATCCGGAATATATGCATATGGGTGTGAGAACGGTAAAGATAAAGGAAAGAGGATTATCATTATATGAAGGGAAACTGTATAACATAGAGGCTGGTCCCGAATACGCGCTTATAACTAAAAAAGGTTTGTTTTTGAAAACGGAGCATTGATATGATGGAAGGAGGGTTTAATACCGGGTTTGTGGAAATAAGGACGCTTGAAGGCGAGAAATTCCTAAAGGATATAAGGATTAATGAAGCCGTAAAGACAAGACATTCCTATACGCTTGCAAACGGTCTGCATGTACGCGAAATGAAGCCACGCGAATCAGTGTACAACATTTATTTTATCGTTGGTAAGGAAGGTGTGCTTAACAGAGTGTCTGGTGAACAGATGGTATGGACGTATGGAAAGAACTATCTTGTTCCGGTAAAAGTAAAGGAATTGAACATTTCCGACAGAATTGTTCTGTATGGGAACAAGAGGGGTAGGATTGACCGGATAGAAAAGGTGGAGACACTTAACAGGTATTTTTATAAGCCCGAATTGAAGAAAAACACTTCCTATTATATTGATAATGTCTGTATTTTTGGATAGATTGTGCAAATTTCGTATTTTAGCAAAAAATTTGTAGCTATGAATTTAAAGAAATTATTTCATTTACAGACAGCAGAACAAAAGGTGTCTGAATACAGGGAGTTGCTGAGACGCTCCGAAAAGATAGAAGCAAGAACAGAAGAGCTTGCAAACGAATTTGCCGAAAGAAGCCAGGTATTGAAAAGCTTCTCCCTGCTTGACAAGGACGAAAGAGAGATTTCGGAAGAGAAATACAACGAGTTCTTGAAGGAACATACTTCACGGGTTGCACAATTGCAGAAAGACAGGGACAAGGTTTTCAAGGCCATTGCCGCATTCCAGAAAGACGAAGATATAGCGGAAGCCATTGCGGATGTATATGCAGTTCATGTAGCAAAGAAAGCATGGAAAAGTAAGAAGCTTTCCAAAAGCGCATACGATGATATCATGAAGGCAAAGACCGGGGTAGTCAAGTATGCGGACGTGCTTTTGTTCAGAGGCGGTAAGTTGCTTATCCTACAGAGAGCAGGGGAACACATGAACTATACACCCGATTGGTGTATACCGGGGGGACATGTGGACGAGGGAGAAGATTTCCGTACAGCCGCACAAAGAGAACTTTTCGAGGAGACCGGAATAGACGTTCCGGAAGACACTCTTATGGAGGTCGGTGTAGCCAAAACGAAGAATGCGGAAATTCATTATTTTATGGGGCACGTTGATGATGAATCCCCGGCTTTCGTGGTGGTTGACGGTGAGGAAGAAATCGGCAGTATGTGGATTGACCCAGTTACCGAACTGGAAGACTACGATTTCATCTTTGACATGAAAGACAATATCAAGAAGATTTTGGGTCTGGAAGTGAAACCCAGCCCGGTAGAAATCGTGATGAAGGCTTTCCAGGAAAAGAAGGTGACGGAAGACGTGGTAAAGTCCGTGTGCGAGAAATACCCTAAGGAGATACGGAAAGCGAACAACAAGACCGATTTTTCACACAGTGAAAGAAAGGACTTGGCAAAGAAAGGAGAGGCAATGCCGAATGGGAAATATCCTATCAGAAATAGCCAGGATTTGAAGGACGCTATTAAGTTGTCCGGTGCTTCTGACATGCCGAAAGAAAAGGTTAAGGCGTGGATTAAGAAACGTGCTAAAGAACTGGGTCTTGAAAGCGAATTGCCGGAAGAATGGAAAAGTAAGGAAGTTGAAAAGACGATGGACTGTAACGATGCGAATGCTATTTGCAAGGAAGATTTGGACGACAAGTCAAAAGGCCCGGAAGGTGACGGAATAGCAAAGAACGAGGAAACGGAAACTACGAACGAAGAAGCGAACAGCGAGGAAATAGAGAAGTCGGAAGATGGACTGACGGTTTCTATGAAGTTTTCTTCTGTGGAAGACGCGATGATATTCAAAAGTGTTATTTCCGAAATGATTCAAGAGGGGAAAGTGAAAGCCGATGTACTGGAAAAGGCAAAGAAGGAGGACGGGATGTATACGGTGTTTGCCGATTTCGCTAATTTCCTGGAAGGTGTTAAGACACGTTCAAAAAATGTGCATTGGAAAGAGGAAGACAATGCCAAGCACAAGTATCTGGACGATTTGTTAGAGGAGCTTTCCGACTATGAAGATAAGATAATGGAAGCCGGACAAAGCGGTTTCGGCCGTTTCAAGGACGGGGAGATAAACGGTGAAGAAATAGAGGTCAACGACCCTATAGAATTGGTGGACCTCATTATAGACCGTACAAGAGAATTCTATTCCAAGCTTGACAATAACCCCGAATATGCCGGGGAAAAGTCGTGGGTGGAAGATTTTATGGCAACACTCAAGCAAACTAAATATCGTTTACAATTACATTAACTGTTTTGGGGAGGGGTGTAAACACCCCTTCTTTTTATTAAAGGAAGCTATGGAAAAGGATATACTGAGTTTGTGGATAATTATCTAAAAGCGAAGGGTGAATAATTTTTGCATAAAACTTTGGCTATTTGCATAAAAATCCATACATTTGAATCGGTAAAGCTGTAAATATATTTTAGTTATTGTAATATATTGATTATTAGATATTTACAGAAACATGTTTATTTCAATTCGTTGGATTACAGATTATTATAAGATGTTTGAAGTAGATTCAAAATTTAATTTTTTCACAGAAGCAAACTTTGAAAAATCAGATTTCAATCCTATGGATTACCCGGTAGGGGACGATAGAAGGTATGAAAAAATGATTTTTGAAGGTTTGGCGTCCGATTCTTCCATAGATTCGGAGGATGAATCTATGAATCCCAACGGATTTGTAATAGACCGCTTTTTAAAACACGGTCTAATCAATTTAGACCATTTGCCATCACGAAGCCCTATCAATAAATCAAGGTTCTGGATAGGACACCCATTGGACGCATATGTAAAGAATAACAAGTTCTACGTGCGTTGCCAATTATGGAAGAAATCACCGGAAGCAAGAGCCTTTTATGACAAGGCACTTGAAATGCTTGCAAGCGGCACCGACCGGAAGCCAGGTTTCTCCGTTGAAGGAAGAGCACTTGAAAGAGACAAGAACAATCCTAAAAAGGTGACAAAAGCGCTCATAACAAACGTAGCAATGACAATGACGCCCGTAAATGCAAATTCGTTTGCCGATATAGTAAAGGGCGTGCAGACAGTAGATTTCGTAGAGGACAATAAAGAAGAAATTAACAACGGTTCTAATAACGTTCTTGTAGAGCTACAGAAGGACGGATATAATATAAAAATAGACAAATCTTTCAACGTTACCATTAACCCTATCATAGTGGAAAGAGACGAAAGATTTCAAGAGCTTTATAATTATTATCTGAACGGTAATGTAGGATTGAACGTTATAAAGGACTATTTGAGAACCGTTAATAAATAAGTTTGTACACAATTAAAAGTTTAATAAAGATGGACGAAAAATATTTGAACGACCCTATCGTATCTCTGATGAAGTCTATGGGATTTTCTGACGAGTACATTATGGCGAACGTGAAAATCGAAAAGTCTGAAAACGGAGCAGCAGCAGGAGACCATGAATCCGAAACCAAAGAGGAAAAGGATATCAACAAGTTGGAAAAGGAAGCCGTAAAGGACGAAGAAAAGGTGAAGGAAGACGAAAAGAATACTGCTAAGGATAAGAATGCAGAAGACGAAAAAGTGGAGAAATCCGACAAGGAAGACATCATGAAATCATTGGGTTCTGTATTTGCACCTTTGATGGAGAATTTCCAAAAGTCTATTGACAAGTTCCAGGAAACAGTGGATGGTATTAACGACAAATTGGACAAAATGTCTGGCGTTACTCCTATGTTCCGTTCAGAAGGACTTAACAATATGACAGCTATTCAGAAATCTTTCGAGGAAAGAAAGGACGAAGCAGGTAAATACGAAGTTAATGTAGTGAAAGACAGACCTATGGCCGTAAAGCTTATTGAAAAGTCTTTGGAAGAAGCACCGGAAGATATCGCTAAGTCACTGGAAAGTGATGCACTTGCATACCTTATCAATCCGGACGCTGAAACAGTGGGTGAAAATCTTGCACGTTACATGTACGAAAAGAATGGTGTAAAATTCGTGAAATAAACTCTATTAAATAAAAAGAATATGGATTTGTATAATTATAGCAATCAAAACGGTACTGGCGATGTACTGGGCGGCATGGATTCGGCAGAAATCTTGAAAGCGATGGAAGCAGGTCTTAAGACCGGAATGCAGTATAACAACGAAATCAACAATGGTGGTGGTTTGAAAGTTGAATCCTTGGATTCAGTCTTGAAGATTCTGGGCAACCGTATGAACCAGTTGGTTTATTACATGGAAATGCCTAAACATAAGATTGACAACACTGTACACCAGTACAACCAGTTGTACAAGTATGGTGAGGAAGTTGGTATTTTCAATGCAGAAGGTGAAACTCCGCAGGAAACCGATTCTCAATACAGACGTAAATCAATCGTAACCAAGTTCATGGGTGTTTCCGGACAGGTTACACATCCGGGAATGTTGGTTAAATTGGCTGGCAATATGGACATGTATCAGAAAGAAGTCGAGAATAAGACTATCCTTCTGAGTACCATTATCGACACACGTCTTGTTGACGCTGATTCTTCTTGTGTAGCCGAGCAGTTCGACGGTGTTTTCCGTCAACACATGTTGGGTATCAACGAAATGGACGGTGGCACGGCAGAAGGTAAGACTTCTGAACAACTGTTAGACGGTTATTTCAACAGTCCGGCAGTTATCGACGCACAAGGTTCTGTGTTGAATGACAGTCTGATTCAAGACGCTGCAAACGTTGTAGTGAACGTTTATAACGGTTATATCGACCGCATCATTTCTAACCCGATTGTGTTCAACAACTACGTTAAGATGTTCCACGAAAGCAAGCGAGTTATTGTAGGTCTTGCTGCCTCTGTAACTGGTGCAACAATGGGACAGTCTGTAAACGACGTTACAACTCAGTTCGGTAAGATTAACATCAAGAATGACCGTTTCTTCGACGAACGCAAGCCTATTATGGTAGGCAAGGGCGCCACAAGTGCTAAAGCTCCGGTTACTCCGGTTGTTGGTACTGCTATTAAGGTTAATGCAGCCGATACCAAGACTAATTTCGGCAACCATGCTGGCTCTTATGGCTACTTGGTAACAGCAAAGAATCGTTATGGTGAATCTGCACCTCTGAATATCACATCTGCTGGTGCCCGGGCTGTAGCTGCTTCTGAATCAGTAGAATTTGGCTTTACTGCTGGCGTAGGTGGTGCATATCCGGCTACTTGCTTCGTGGTATACCGTACCAAGAAGAATGCAGTTCTGAATGCAAACACTGAATACTATCCTATCTTTGAGGTTCCGGCTTCACAGATGGCAACAGGTTATGACGGTGCAGCCGTAAATTGTGTACGTGACCGCAACCGTATCATTGCAGGTACCAAGTCAGCTTTGGTATACTACAATGACAGTCAGATTAACGAATACTTGCAGTTTGCAGACACCATGAAGATGGACTTTGCCGTTACATCTCCGAGCAAACGTTTTGCAATTTTGAACTACGGTACCCCGGTATTGTATCAGCCAGCAAAGATTGTACGTATCGTTAATATCGGTGAAGAAGGCTTGTAATTAGCTTGATATAAATTTATATGTTTAAGAAGTGAAAAGTGAAAGGGAGGGAGTAATTGAACTCCTTCCCTTTTTGTTTAAAAATTTTGTATTATGGAAAAGGTAATTTTAAAAAGTCGGGTGTATAACAACCATAGAATTGTGCTTAATGGTGGCCCGGTACAGTTTGTTAACGGTAGAGCGGAAGTATCGGAAGAACTCTATCAAGAAATAGTAAGCCGTAAACTTCCCGATATTTACAAGGAAGGTGAGGAACCGGAATTCAAAACACGTCTTGAAGAAAAGCTTCGTTCAGAAGTGAAAGAAGGAAACAAGGAATATGAAGAGGAAATAAAACGTCTTAAGAATATCGTCGAGGCGCAGAAGGTTGAAATTTCCAAGAAAGAAAAGGAAATTGAAGTATGGAAGAAATGCGTCGAGGACTTGAAGGCAGGAAACAAGGAAACGCAGGCAGCAGCCCCCGAACCGGAAACAAAGCAGGAAGCCTCTATTAAGGAAGAAGAGGACGACGAGGTGAAGACGGCTCTTAAGAAAATGAAGGTGGACGAACTGAAAGAGCTTGCAATGACAGAAGACGGAGGTTCTTTCAAGGAAGAAGACCTTAAAGGCAAAAAGAAAGAGGAAATTATAGATATGATTTTGTCTAAATAAAAATACTTTACAAGGATGGGTCAATTAACTTTTACGATAAAATACAAGAAAAATTCCGGACTTGTGCTGTCTGTAGCCGAGATATGGCAGACATACCTATATGGGATAACCATTGATGGAGGGCAGGGAGCATCATTTACGGACGAATCCATGCGTTTCTATATAGAATCAGCACAAAGAGAGGTTGAAAACTGGTTCAACTTGAAATTCTGTAAACAGTTAATTGACCAGTCTTTGACTTATTATCAGAAGGATTATTGGCAGCAATTCCCTATATTGTTCCCGTCTTATCCGGTAAGGGAGCCGTTAAGCATGATTGGGATGCTCAATAAGATAGAGCAGATTATATACCCCCAAGGATGGCTGTCATGCGAGTATGACAGTGGTATGGGACAAGGGAAAAGAAGGCTGAGTGTTGTTCCTACAGGGTCTTCCACGACACAAGGAAATGCGGAAATAATATTGACAGGCATAACGTCTCAGATTGGTATGCAGCGTTTCCAGTATATACCGGATTATTGGAGGGTACAGTATATAACCGGGTGGGATGTAGACCAAATGCCTATGGACTTGATTAATCTGTTGGGAAAACTTGCATCATTCGGGCCGCTTAACATAGCTGGAGATTTGGTTCTGGGTATTGCAGGCGTTTCTGGACAGTCTTTAAGTATAGACGGATTAAGTCAAAGCATAAGCACAACGGCTTCTGCGACATCTGCCGGGTATTCTGCACGATTGATTCAATATCAAAAAGAGATAAAGGAAACGGTAGGAAGGTTGAAGTTGGTGTATGACGAGGTTAAATTTGCAGTATTTTAAGTTATGGGAGAAACAAGAAATATATTACAGTCTCCATCTTCTGGATTGAGTAATTTCCGACCGGAATTTTTCAAATCGGAGTTCGACCAGGCGATACAAGCCAAAGGTTACGATGTGGAGATAATGCGCGCTTTACGTTGCCCGTGTCATGGAAAAGAATCTGCACTGCCGGACTGTCAGAATTGTTTCGGTACCGGATATTTCTATGTGAATGCGATACATACGAAAGCACTGATAACAGGGATTAATTTTACCGACAAATACAAATCATGGAGCCAGGAGCTTTTAGGTACAATGGCGGTAACAGTGAGGGATATAGACAAGGCGAATTTATCCTATTATGACAGGATTTCTTTCAGAAATGAAATATCGTATTTTTCTGAAAATCTCCCTATAAGATACGATGATATGGGACAGCCGTTTGTGTTTACCACATACAAACCAGTACAGGTATTGGCTATGTATCTGTTTGAGGCTTCAAACAAACCTCTTATAAAGACGGACAAGGGACATGTAAGCGACGTCAACCCCTATTGTATCATATTGGACATGGAGATAGACGCTTTGCCCGAAAACGGTTTTGTGTCGGTATATTACAAGCATAACCCGGAATACCATGTTATAGACTTGCCGCATGAGATACGCGCTTCATGGGCTACTGACAAGAAAAGTGGACAACTCAATAAGATAGAGCTTCCGGTTCAAGCCATTGTAAGAAGAAGCCATCTTATAGCGATGGAGAAACCTAATTTTGATGGTAGCGGTGTGATATATAATGAAGACATATAATTTGCTTCTTTGAAAGAAAATGTTTAGATTTGTACACTTTTAAACATTTTGTATATGAGAGCGAAGAAAGTTTTGGAAGTCCTTGGTATAAGCCGGGCAACATTATCCAATTATGTAAAGGAAGGAAGGATAAAGACCCACAATTCCGCTACACAATGGATAGATTACGACGACGAATCCGTATATGCGATTGCGTCTAAAGGACAAAGAAAGAATGTAATATATGCAAGGGTCATGAACAAGCATAACCTTAACAAGCATATAGAAGCATTGGAAAGGTATTGTAGGGAAAACGGACTGCACGCCAAAGATGTATATAAGGATGTGACATTTAACGTTACATTGGCGCAAAGAAAAGGGTTCAATAAGTTGTTGGACGATGTGATATCCTATAAGATAGGAACGGTAGTAACACTGAGCCGGAAAAGTCTGTCGGGAACGGACAGTGATTTTATAGAGATGTTGTTTGCAAAATTCGGGTGTGATGTAAGGTATATAACGGAAGAGTAGGATGTTACCTCTATATGTTGACATATCGGAAACAGTTGCGGAATTCGCATTGACACCACAAGAAGCGGAATTCCTTGGAACACGTCTTGTTGATGATGTGGTAAAGGAATATATGCGAAGATGGAATGCGCTTGTGGATTCTGAACTGCATCAGACACGGGGAATATATCGGTCTGCCATGCAGGTAGACCGGACTTCTGCCACCTCTGTAGAATTCGTGCTGTCTGCAAGGGCAGCAGGGCCGCTTCCTATGATGCTGGAAGAAGGAGCAACACCCTTTGATGAAAAGATAGGGTTCCAGCGTTCGGACAAGGCAAAGATAAAGAAGGACGGTTTAGGATGGTATCTGACAATACCGTTCAGACACGCCACACCCGGAGCAATAGCGGAATCCGGAATATTTAGCTCTGTTATGCCTAAAGATGTGTACGATATGGCACGTAATGCAGGAGGACAGCCGTTGAAGCTTGCAGACTTGCCGATAAGCCAGCAAGTAAAGGGAAGCCGGAAGGAAATAAATATACCCGGACTGAACGTACCGGAATACATGCACAAGTCAGCAAAATATGAAGGTCTTGTAAGGGTTGAGGCTCGAAGTTCAGACCAGGAGAAGAGAGGTCAGTATATGACATTCAGAAGGGTTAGTGACAAGTCAGACCCTACAAGTTGGTTCAATGGCGGTATAACGGCCAAAAAACTTATGGACAGGGCTTTGGAAGAGGCTCAGATAGAATATGTTGCTGAAATGGCGATAGACGAGGCATTAAAACGAATTAAAGGACTATGATTGAAATTGTGAAAGTAAAGCAGTTTATAGTATCAATATTGAACTATATACCGGAAGATTACAGACTGCACCAGGGAGACGAACAGAATACCTTCCTATACAGACTTCTTAACGGAATGAAGGAAGGGAATTTTGATTTTTACGACCAGGCAAAGAAGCTGTTTTTAAGAGGAATGACAAACCCCCGTAATTTAAGGGTGCTGTTTGAATTCCCGAAAGACAATACGGGATTGCCAGCCTATGTCATAAGGGAGCCGGGAGCGGACCCGGGAGCAGCCAATTCCATAGGGAAAATGAACGGGCAGATATACGACGGTGGCGCATGGCAGATAAGAGACAGCCGTTTCCATAATTTCGAGATAATGTGTCTTTCGGACAACATGCTGGAAAGCATAATTATGTCGGAAGTTCTGTATGCACTGATAATGGGTTCCTATAACTGGCTGTCTACCCAATATGATTTGGTAGAGGTAAGAATAACGGAATTAATGACAAACCAGAATGTATTGCCTATTCCTATTTTCATAAAGTCTGTAAGACTTGACTTGACTTTGGACCAGATTGTAGGAACACTGGTAAACGAAGAATTGCTTAACAAGATTGCATTTGAGGATGCAGGAATAGCAGCCGAAAAATGGGGTGCGGACAATTATAGTAGGGATTATGAATTGCCCGGTGTAGAATCGGACATTGACAAAATTGTTACGAAATAGTTGGTATAAGGAGGGAAATTGTTTACCTTTATACCGAAAAATATGAATGTAAGGATTTGATAGGGAAGTTCTTGCAGAATTTCGTGGACTAATAAAAGAAAAATAATATGGCATCAACGTTTATTTTCAACGGTCGGCAGATTTCATTGCCCGGTGTCTACTCCACTATTGTAAGTGGGGAAATGAACCCGGCACGAAATCTTGACTATGGAAAAGTCCTTATTATTGATACAGGAAAGTATTCAGCCGGATTTGGTGGCGGTGCTGGTATCAATGGCGAGAATGCGCAGGGACAGAACGCTATCTATACTTTCGACAATATCGCGGATTTTCGTGCTTTCATGAAGGGAGGTCTTTGGTGGAGAGTTGCCGAAGCTCTGTTTGCACCGGACCCTTCAAACCCCGATGCAGTAGGAATTTCCGAACTTGAATTTGTTCGTGCAGCAACAACTACAGGTGCAAAAATGACGTTTGCGACGGCAGCAGGAGGCACGTTTGCGGTAAAAACATTGGACGAAGGTTTGGTAGCCAACGGTTCGTTATTGAACGACGAGTTATTAACAAAGGGTTACGGTATGAACTTTATCGCAGGACGCGAAGACGCTACCAAGTGGATTTTGCAGTTCTGGAGAGGTACATATACCGGAACATACAGCGACGGTTTACCCTACGGAGACATCACGCAGGAAAACAGTGACCCCGAACTTGTTCTTGAATCACCGGAATTCAAGAATATGCAAGAACTTGTGGATTGGGCACAGAATGATTCTAATTTTGCTTTGGCGTTCGTACTTGATTCAACTACCAATGTAGAAGGAAATGGTGAGATTACCGAAGGGGACATTACAACGGCACTGGGTGGTAAGCCTTATATTTTGGCGGCAGGAGGTACAGAAAGTTTCGACACGGACGACTTTAACGCTGTACTGGACCAGATTGTAGGTTTGGACTATAGTAATGTCATTTTGGACCAGGTAGGAGACAACGCCTATTCAGCCACGACAAAGGCATATCTTACACACATGAACGGTGCGGCCAAATTCCAGCATTTCCTCTATGTGGCAGGATATGACAAGGGAGCGGATTTCTCAAAGGAAATCGATTTGGCGAAAAAGTTTGACAGCTCGTTCGTGCAGCTTGTACATGGTGGCGCTGGTGTGGTATCCGCATTCGATGCGCAGAAAATCCGTTGGTGGGGTGTAATGTATAACTTGTGCGCGATTGTGGGACGTATCAGCGGAAAACCGCCTTATGTACCGCCTACATTCAAGTCAATCGGAGTTGATAGACTGCAACACGCATTGACTGATTCCGAAAAGAAGAAGGCATTGAAATACGGTATTTTAACAACCGTATTGAACGACTACACCGGAAAGTTCAATATCTTGCAGGGTGTGAATACATTGCAGGACAACGCAAACTTGTTCAACGCAAAAGGACAGTCCTATTCTATCCAGTTTATGCGTATTGTTGCGCAAATCAACAAGGAATTGATTGTAAATGCAACGCTTGACTTGCTGGGACAGGAAAACGGTGTTAACGCCAATACACTGACAGCAGGAGCGGTTAAAGACTGGACTGTGGCATACTTGCAATCAAGAACTGCAACGGATGCACAAGACAATCTGATTTTGTCGTTCAAGGACGTAGTGACAACAAGAAAGGAAGACGCTTATTTCACCACTTACAAAATTGTGGTAAATAACGAAATCACCAAGTTGTTCTTTACAGGTTACTTAATTCGTGGATAAAACAAACCCTAAAAATTAGAAGATTATGGCAGTTTTTACAGCGCCTAAAGCGTATATTAAAATAGATAATCAAGTAGCCGGGTTTGTTCGTAATCTGCAATTTGCAGAAAACATCACCCGTGCGAATGTACAAGGGCTTGGCTCACTCCTTAACCAGGAGGTCCCGGCCGTACAGTATCAATGCACATGGACGGTAGACCAATTCTTTATTGACTTCAAGCAGCCAGTAATGGAAGGTATGATGCACCGTCTTGGTTCCGTCAAGTCTATTGTAGACACCTTGATTTTGGGCGAGCTTGGTTTTGCCATTGCTATTTACAGCAAGACAATTCAGAGCCAGGATTCGACTACAAAGATGGTGACAGCAGTAGACCCTACTGGACAGACTATGTGCATGCTGAATCCGTGTTTTGTAAATAATCAAAATTTTTCATTACAGGAATCCGGGGTTGCTGGTTACAATATCAGCGGGATTTATCTTTACCCTATATCAACTTTGGAACTTTAATTTTGATTATAAACAATTGATAATTAGGGAGTTACAATTTAGTAACTCCCTTTTATTTTGGTTATAAATAATTACAAATTACATTAATTATAGAATAATAAAATGTTATGTAATTTGTAAAATATTTTTATTATAGTGAATTATTGGTATTGTGAAATGATGTTAAACAACTCACATTTTACACATAAGCACTTGCGTATGTCATAACAAAATCTTATTTTTGCAATGTGGTTCTGATAAGGGAACCAAGAAAAAGAAGTCAAACAAATAAAATTTTGAAGTTATGAACGTTTACAGCAAGTTTTGTCCGAATGTATTTTTAGCAAAGTGCGAAGAAAAGTATGAAAAGGGAGAAGTTATCGAAGTAACAACCAAGTATGGAAAGGAAAACGAATGTATTGTTTTCAATCTGATATACGAAAAGGATGGATTCTATTACTATTCGATAGTACGTGCAGACGGGTTCAATGTCCAGGAATGGGCGAAGCAAAGAGCAGAAAGACGCAGAATGTGGGCGGCTTCGGCAGAGCAAAAGAGTAATGAGTATTACGAGAAATCCAATAAAGATAGAGACTTCCTATCATTGGGAGAACCTATCAAGGTCGGACACCACAGCGAAAGAGGACATAGAAAAATGATTGACGATGCTTGGAAAAACACTGGGAAAATGGTTGAGTGTATGGATAAGGCAAAGGAACATGAAAGGGTTGCCGAGTATTGGGAAAAGAAAGCGGAGGTAATCAATCTGTCCATGCCGGAAAGTATAGACTATTACGAGCACAAGTTAGAGAAAGCCAAAGAATACCACGAGGGTTTGAAGTCCGGAAAATATCCACGGGAACACTCCTATTCTTTGACTTATGCGAAGAAGGCGGTTAATGAAATGCAAAAGAATTATGATACAGCAAAAAGATTGTGGGGAGAACAAGAGAATTGAAACAGCCATTGAAAGGATAATAGAATATCTTTTCAATTACACCCCCAACCTTAAGAGAACCCGGTCAAAAATAGAACTCATGGAAAAGTTCTGGGAAAAGACCGGGATTTCCTCTAATAGGGCATTATGGGAATATATGGTGTTTCAAGGGTCAATGATAGAGAACAGCCGATATAAGGAAATGATGTTTGACCCCTATAATTTGATAGGACCAAAGGCGATAGAGAAATGGAATAAGAGGGGTAAATACCAGGTATTCATAGCCAATAAACGCCAGCGAGAAAGAGGATGGATAAGCCCGTTTAAGGAGAAGGAAGAGGGTTTATCTGAAAGATACAGGGAGATGTTGAGGAAAAAGTATTGGAACAAGGAGAAGGGGTTTATACTTTGCAGCCAGTACGGAGGATGGTTATTCGACAAAAACAGATGTAAGGATTGTATATTTTACAAGGCTTGTGAAAAATGACATACTAAAAGTTTATGTTATCAAATAATATTTGTATATTTGTGCCATGAAAAAGACAGTGGGTAACTATATAGAACTTTGCACTAAAAATTATATAAATAAATAGGAAATTTAAAATATTCTATTTATATTTGTGGTATGTATTTAACGGAACAACATATAATAACAGTTAATGATAAGAGGTACAAGGATTTAGACCGGATTTGTTTCTTATCCAAGAACTTGTATAATGCGGCTTTATATATCATAAAGCAAGAATTTCTTGTTTCCGGGAAATGGATAAGGTCTGTAGAACTTAATAAAAAGATGGTTGCAGAAAACAATGTTGATTTTAGGGCTATGAGCGGTTCCTCTTCCCAGCAAATTTTAATGGCTTTGGATAAGAATTTGAAATCTTATTTTTCAGCCATTAAAGCATGGAAAAGGGATAACAAGAAATTTACCGGATGCCCTAAATTTCCGAAATACAAACATAAGACAAAAGGAAGAAATGTATTTTCTTATTCTTATGTGCAATTCAGACATAAAGGAGAATATATTTACTTTCCAAAGAAAGAAGGTCTGAAACCGTTAAAAACGAAATGCAAGGAAGGAACAGTTAAGCAAGTCAGATTTGTGCCGAAAGCAGATTGTTATGTAATAGAATTGGTATATGAATCAGAAGTAAAGGAACAGTTACTAAACAACAATAGATATATGTCTATTGATTTGGGGGTTAACAATCTTGCTTCTATTGTAACGAATACGAGTAACAGGGCTGTTTTGGTAGATGGCAAGAAATTAAAGTCTATCAACCAGTATTATAACAAGAAAAAATCTAAAGTTCAATCACAATTAAAGAAAACAAATGGAAAGGAAAATTCGAGACGGCTAATGAACCTTACAAGAAAAAGAAACAATAAGGTCAAGGATTATTTGCATAAGGCAAGCAAGGAAATTGTAAGCATGTGCTTGAAAGACAACATAACTACATTGATAGTAGGACATAATGACGGATGGAAACAAGAAGTAAATATGGGTAAAAGAAACAATCAGAATTTTGTTTCAATTCCGTTTGAAACTTTCATATCAATGTTAAGGTATAAATCTGAAAGACAAGGACTAAGATTTGTTGAAATAAACGAATCTCACACGTCAAAATGCAGTTCTTTAGATTTAGAAGAGGTAAAACATCATGATAGTTATATTGGAAAGAGAGTAAAAAGAGGTCTTTTCAGAACAAAGGACGGAATTTTACTCAATGCAGATATAAACGGAGCCTATAATATTATGAGAAAAGTAAAGGGGGATGCAGCAATGCCACCCTATAGAGGGTTTGGGTATAACCCAGTTAAGAAATTTATTAACAAATAGATACAAGTGTAAACATGTATATAATTACCAAGACAGTGAAGGAAGAAGTAAGACCGTGTGTTTCTTGTAAGGAGAACCATTTCATATACGACCGTAACCGATGGTTATGTAAGGAATGCTACGACAATAGAAAGAAATTGAAACTGAACCGAGCTTCATTGAAGGAAGAGGAAAACAGGCTTAATGAAGTGTTTGTCAAGGTATGGGAGGAGAATCCCCATTATTGTTTCCATTGCGGGAAATGGTTGGGACTTGAAATGAAGCCTATTTTTTTCTCCCATATATTGAGCCGGGGAGCACACCCAGGTTTGCGCTGTGACCCGGAAAACATAGTTCTGGCATGTATGGAATGCCATCAGATATACGATTTCGGAGACAGAAAAAGTCTTAAGAATCAGATACCGGAAGAAAGGATAGAAAAACTTTTGGAGAAAGAGCATGGGAAAAGATATTGATTTACTGATAGGATGCGCAGAAGTGTTTACCGCTATAGGACTGAAAAGGATTTCCAGAATGATAGTGGATTACCTGGAGAACCCTAATAGCGAGAAGGCGGAAATATTTCAGAAAGAGGTTGAGGCATGGAAGGAATACGAGGAACGTTCAAAAGGCAGAATGTTTGTGTTCAGTGACGGGGAACACGCCCTTATGAAGTATTTCATTATATCATATGAAAAAGATTGGTATTCGGATGGGAATCCGGCTATAGTGATAAACAAATTGGAAGATGAAAGTGCGTCATTCAAGGACAACCCTATAAAGAATCTATGGGTTGTGTATAAGAGTGAGGAAGACCGGGACAGGGATTTTGAAAGATTGTTAACAATAAAATAAAAGTATGGGAAAATTTTTAATAGAAGATGTAAATGCGAAAGGATTGCTTATCTGGATGAACGATAATTTCCGGAAGCAGAACGGGAAACGGTTTACCCGTAATGATGTGCAGGCATATATAATGAGAGGACATTTGCCCGAATATCTGGGAGGAAACGAGATTGTAGTAACCCCTAAAAAGCATTGCACAATCAAGATGTACAACGTATTGGAAAACGATAACAACCCGGTAGTGGAGGAAGAAGAAAATGAATGTATTGGTAGCATGTGAAGAAAGTCAGAGAGTTTGTGAGGCTTTTAGAAAACGAGGACATAACGCCTTTAGTTGTGACATTGTAGACTGTAGCGGTGGGCACCCCGAATGGCATTTCAAGCAGGATGTTTTGCAGGTTATTCCCAATTTCGGAGGAAAGCTGCAAAACGGTGAAGAGTATTATTTGCCGGAAGGCGAAGAATGGGATTTGATGGTTGCACACCCACCTTGTACTTATCTATGTGTGTCCGGTGCTGCATGGTATTATCACCCGGAAGATAAGGGGCTGCCGATAGAACAGAGAAGACCACATCCGAAATATCCAAACAGGGCGAAAGACCGAGAAGAAGCCGTTAATTTCTTTATGGAGCTATATAATTCGGGCGTAAAAAGAATTGCCATAGAGAACCCAGTAGGGATTATGAGTACAAGGTTCAGAAAGGCAGACCAAATCATAGAACCTTGGATGTTCGGGGATGAAGCAAGCAAGAAGACTTGTTTATGGCTTAAAAATCTGCCTAAACTCACTCCTACAAAGATTGTCGGGAAAGGTGAAGTGGTGGAAGGAAAGAATGGTTTTAGAATGCAGAAATGGTATTGTGATGCTTACGGACTGCCTAAAGAGGAAAGACAGAAGATAAGAAGCAAGACATTTCCGGGCATTGCGGAAGCGATAGCGGAACAATGGGGTAGTTTAAAATAAATTTTGGTAACGTGAAAACAAGTAGTAATTTCGTGATTGTCTATGACTTTGAAACCGGGGGATTGCCAAGCAAGGAGAAGCAGGCTTTTTTGGACATCCCTTTGGTAGAAATGGCTATGTCGTGCATAGACATGAAAAAGTTGGAAATAATAGACCGTGCAGAAATGATATTCCCGTATAACTACAAGGAAGGACTTGCAGGATATTCGGAGGAAGCAACGGCAGTACACGGCATAACAAAAGAAGTCCAAGAAGAGAATGCGGTGCCATTGAAAGAGATATACAGCACTTGCAAGAAATGGTTCGCCAAATACAAGAATCCACGCCAGATGTGTACGCTTGTAGGGCACAATATCGTAGGATTCGATAACCCGTTTCTGAAAAACTTCTTCGCCTACATGAACGACGATATAGACAATTACGTAAAATACTACATAGACACGATGCAGTTTGCACACATGGTAGCTTTGGAGCAGATGGACTACAAGCTGGGCACGTGTTGCCAGGCTGCCGGGATTGACCTTGTGGAAGCGCACAGGGCGCAGCACGATGTGGATGCGAACGCGATGTTGTTCATTTCCTACGTGAAGAAGTTAAGGGGTGAAGGCGTGGAAACGGTGGAGAAGAAAGAAAGGAGATATAGAGAGGACTTCCAGTTATGTTGACGGGTGACGGAAAAGGAATACTTACAAATAATCAGCTTACATATCTGTACAATGCGGTAGACAATATCATAGAGAGACTGCCGGAAAGGGCGCTTAACCAGTTGTTGGAAGGATATGGAAACGACGTTGATACCATGCTTAGGGAAATGGTGCATCAGTCGGAAAAGGCGCTGTATCTGGGTCGGACGCTGGATTCAGAAAGTTTATCCTATGTGGATAACGTGAAAGCCTCTATGGACAATACGCTTAAAATATTGTCCCTCAATTATTTCATAACAACCATGTTGCCTAAATTCCGGTTAGGGTGGCGTAATATAGAGTGGTCTAATTTGACGCAATTATACCCGTGGAGTTGTTATCTATGCGCACGCGCGAGTGGCAAAAGTTATCAATGGTCTTATGCCTTCATTCTGTGGCGTTTATGGTCGTACACAAGACCGACCGCCTACAGGCAGGACACGGTAGACAATGCCAACCGGAAAGAAACATGCTATATTACCAATACTTTTACACTGGCAAAGGTGCAGATAGCGAAAGTGACGGAAGAGATAGAGGCGAACGACTTAATAAAGGAAAAACTGAACCCTTATAATAAGGCTTCAATCGGAGAAACAGCCATAAAGACGGAAACGGGGAGTACGCTGCATGTACGCGGTAAGGATTCAATGATTCGCGGTCTGCATGTGGGGGCTTGCTTGTGTGACGATATGCCGGATGAAAGCTCCCTATATTCGGACGAACAAAGAGAGAAATTGAAAGAACTTCTGAAAGGTACTATAGAACCGATTGTAGAGCCATACGGTTACTTTCTTGTAACTGGTACGCCTTATTCTTCTGCACCGAATGAATTGTACCAGATATTGAAGGCAGACAAGCGTTTCTATTGTTTTGAATATCCGATATTGTTTCCGGATGGCAGACCGTTGGCACCAGACAGATACACGTTTGAACAGATATTGGCGAAAAAGGAAGAACTTGGAACGATTGTGTTCAACCGTGAATACTTGGTGGTTCCTATCAGTGACACGTCAACGATATTTCCGTATGAATATCTGATGCGTAGCGTTATAGGAATGGAAACGATACGTTTTGCGTCAAGTATAGACGATTTTCCTTTCAAGCTTACAAGGGTACATATAGGTGTGGACTTTGCGGTTTCCGGTAATATTGGAGCGGACTATACAGTGTATTCGGTATGGGGCAAAGATGCGATGGATAACTACTATTTGTTGTACTATTACCGGAAGCGCGGTATGTCGCATAACGAACAGGTGGATAAGATTGTACAGCTTGACCGACTTTTCCACCCCAATAAGATACGGTGTGAGGCAAACGGTTTCCAGTCCATATTGTCCGGACTGGCAAAGGAAAGAGGGCTTAAGAATATAGAACCATTTACGACAACGGAAGGAAACAAGAAAGATTTGTATACTGGACTACCTTCTTTGTCCGCAATGTTTGAAAGAGGACAGATAAAATGCCCCTATGCGATAGGAGAAACGAGGCAGGCGGTTGACTTGATGTTCGGTGAATTTTCTTCTATTACATTTAGAAGTGATAACGGGAAATTGGAGGCGGCAAGTGGTCACGATGACGTGGTAATGTCGTCGTTCATTTCCTTAAATAGCTTACGCGAAGACGATAAAGAAGTACAAGTAAGTGTAGAATTAATATAATGTTAATTATATGTTAAAAGCACATAAGCACTTGCGTATGTCATAACATAATCTTATCTTTGTAATGTGAGAAAGAGATAAACGAAGTCAAACAAATAAAAAGATAAGAAAATGGAAAACGATATTAAGGTTCTCAAAGAGTTGTACAAGTTCATTTGTGTTAGTGAAGGTATCAAGGCAATTGCATTGAAGTTCTGTAAAGTTGGAAGGGGCGGTGCTTGTTGTTCTTATGTGGCTAACAAACCGAAATCAATCTCTATTGACTTGAATAGAATCAATGTCGGTTCTGCCTATGCTTTGTGCCATGAAGTAGCGCATCAGATTTGCATTGCAAATGAAGGTAATGCAACACATAATGCAAAGTTCAAAAAGATGGAAAAGGAATTGGTTAAGAAGTATGCCAATTGCACTATTGCAAGAAATTTAATTTGGTAATGAAGGGAGGATAAGGTTATGATTACTGATAGAAAGAAAGCCCCGGCATGTTTGAGATACAATGTCAACAATAATTCCGGTTCAATCAACAAGGAATTTGGTAAAGACCAGCAAGCAGCATATGATTTTGCAAGCCAAATGAATGAAACAGCAATAATTAGAGGATATATGTTCGTGAAACATAAAGGTGAATGGGTAAGAAATACGATTTTTATAGACCATGTTTTTAAATAAAGAAGGAGGGTAATGTTATGAAAAAGGATTTGGTAAAGACGGCTTTAGGATATAGATGTTTTCTATCTATTGAGGAAATTGAAGTAACAGACCCTAAAGATAAGAAGGAATGTAAGATACTTGAAGAATTTAACGATTCTACAACTATTAAGAAAATAGCATTGAAGTATACCGACAACAAGCTGTTCCACGAGATAACAAACCGATTGATTGAACTTGATAAGGTGGATTTGACAGAAGAAGAACATGCAGAAAGACAGGCGTTAATTACATTGTCTCAATATTTTAGAGTTAAGTTTTGATTTAACCGATTAATAGCGTATATTTGTAACGTATATAACATTTTGTGATTATGGAGGATAAGATAATTAAGATTAAGGGACATGAATATAAGATGTCCTTCCCTACAGTAGGACAATATTACGAGATTGAAACGCAAAAGCAGTTTTTAGGTCGTGGATATTATAATACCTTGCTGGGAAACAGAACGCAGGCTGCGGCTGACGCTTTGGATATGATAGATATTGAAGCGACGCTTACAGTAATGTTGCCCGATTTGCTGGCAGATATGAAGGTAACTTCTTTCAAACAGCTTGGTATCAAGGACTACGTGGAGGTAAGGGATATTTACAATAAGGAGGTTTTGCCTTTTATTAAGGAAGTTGAAAAAATGATGAACCCCAACCGATAAGAGTATTCGAGCGAGAATCACTATAGTTTGAATGTTTAGTTATTCAGAGGAGTGTGGGGGTATAGTCTGTTATGGGTTATACCCCCACTTTTGATTGATTTTGTATGATGGAGCGAGATAAAAAGGAAGATTTCAGAACGTTTGTAGTCAGATGGAATAACAAGTTTCCGCTTGACAGATGGTATAGAAAGAAACATAACATTGCTTTCATGTCCGAGGAACACAAGAAATGTTCTTTTTTTCAACAACTTTTCGAGTTCGAGGAAGACCGGATGTTCAAGCAGGCTTTGGAGGACGAGGAAAAGAAAGTTGAATACGTTCCGAATATCGGTGAATGGCTGAAAGATTCCTATGATGAAATGGTGGACCAGGAAACCGATACCAAGGAGATAACGCAAAGTCAGATTGAGGCTTTCCGTGAAGAAATGGCGCGGATGGCTGAATACGAGGAAAGCCAAAAAGATAAGGAATAATGGCAGAGGATAAGAGGATTAGGATTGCGGCCGATACCACACCGCTAAGACAGTTGAGAGAAGAAGCGGTTTCTTTGTACCGCGAGATAAACCAGACTTCCATGCAGAGCGCACAGGAAGCCGAGAAAAGCATTTCACAGCTACGGGAACAACTTGCATTGATGGAAGACCGTAACGAGCTTGAAAGACTGTTGCTGGACCTTAAAAGACAGTCTGCCGCCATTGATGCAACCACAATGCAAAAACCGTCTCCGATGCCGGAAAGACCGATAAGGAGACAGCCGCCTACAGAAGAACTTCCAAGACCGGAACAACCTACCATAGACCCCGAAACCGGGTCTATTACATGGGACGTATCGCCAAGAAGAAAAGAGGAACCCGTACAGCCGGAACCAAGACTGGAAACGGATGTAGAAGAACCGGAAGAAAAACCAGCACCAAGAAGAAGGAGAAGGAAAGTCCAGGAACCTATACCGGACGTTGAACCCATCATAGACGAGGAAACGGGTTCTATGACATGGGACTTGACACGGAAACCGCAAAGGGAAAGAGTTACCCCTATAGAAAGAGGTGTAGAAAGAGAAGAACCGACAACAAAGGAAACGCAGAAGGAAATATTAAGGGAAATAAACAGACACGTCGAAAATATAGATGAATCCGTTACGAACGTTGACAATTCCAAGAACTTCCAGGACAACAGTGAAAACAGAACGGACAACTCACGGCATACGGAGAATATAACCGAGAATGTTGTAAATATTGAAAAGAATACCCAGACAATAACGGAGAATACAACCGCTATAAGGGAAAAGGGGAATTTGGAGGTCGTTTCAGAACAACCGAACAGACCTCTATTAAGGGAAGACGATAGAATACAGAGAAGACCGGAAATAACGGATAACGGACAGACGGAAATCAAGTTTTCCGACGAGGGGATAATACGTGCTATTACAAGACTGGGAGTGGTAACGGATAATATAGGACGTGATGTCATTTCCGCTTTAAGAGGACTTGAAAAAGGAACGGGCGAGGAAAACCAAAGAACCAGTATTACCCGTTACCTGGAAACTATTGCAAATTCCGTATCTGTTATAGAAGACAGTGCAGAAAACATATTAGAAGAAATACAGAAAGCCGTTTCCGGTTCGGGTTTCGGAGGTGGAACAGGGACACCTGGCGGCATTGTACCACCTACTGGAAGTACAGGTGGAATAGGAGGAGGACTAAATATATTCGGAGGAGGATTAAAAGGAATATTGGGCGGCCTGGGAGGTTTAGCGGCATTCAATACCGCTAAAAACGTATTGTCCGAGAGATATTTCAGAAACCAGGAATTCGAGGCAAGGTCGCAATACCAGGGAACCGTGGAGACTGCCGCAAATTATACACGATTGCAAGCCGCTAACCAGGCAGACGCTTATAGATGGATTCCTTTAGTTGGAGATGTGATTGCAAAAAGTATAGAATTGCCAGCACAGCTTGCAGCAGAAAAGATGATGGCAACTTTCGGGAAATACGCGGAAGGCGAAAGACGTGTTATCCCGTATGCACAGGTTATGGGTGTATCAGCCGGGGAAGCGTTCAGACAAGCCGGAAGGGAAGGAAGTTATGCAGCCGAATCACTTGGTATGGATTACGCTTCATACCTTGGAAGACGTGCCGAATTGATACGTGCAGGAGGAGGACGTTTTGTTGGTGGCAATGAATACGACCCGTATGCAGTAAGGGAAACGCAGTCCGTCATGGCTGCCGAAAGACTGTTCGGATTGTCACCTAATGCAGTCAACCGTTTGCAGGGAGCAATGAGGTTCGGAGACCAGAATTCGGGTACCGGGGCTTCTGCGATTATCAGAGAGTTCGAGCAGGCAATGAAAAATTTAGGCATTCCGTTCGAGCAGATAGCCTCTACAATGGAAGAAAGTTTAGATACTTTCATTACACAGTCGGACCAGATTCTTTCCAAACGTGGTGATTTTGATGCAAGACAGCTTGCAGCGATGTTTAGCGGAATACGCCAGGCAACCGGATTGCAGGGAAGACAGCTTGAAAGGGTACAGCAAGCATTTACCGGACAAGGAATGTCAAAAGACGAGGTGACGAATGCAATGCTTGTACGGTCTATCCAGGAAGTTATGCCAGACAAAACATCCTATTCGGAAATTCAAGAAGAATTGGAAAAGATACGTGCAGGGGCAGCAAACCCCGAAGTTATGGAAAACTTTTTGAATAGGGTTGTAGAACGTACTGGGGGAGGTTCTGAACAGTTACGTTTGGCAATGTCCGAAATATTCCCTAATTTGTCCTGGAATGACATTAATTCTACGATACAAAAGGATAGTGACCCGTCTAAGCTTGTAAGCAATCTGTTTGACTTGTATAAACAGGCAAGTCAAAGGATTAAGGAAACGCCCGCAGAAGCTTATGACAGGGGTGCAGCACGGAGGACTGTAGGTGCTGGGGAAACCATTTTGGCAGGTGATATGAATCGCCAGATGTCGGAAGGAGCCAATATTTTAGGGGAGATTAGAGATTTGGTGAGAGAAATAAACGACAGAGGTAAAAAGGTTGCTGATATGGAGTTGGAGATTCCGAAAGAGAAGATAATTCAGCAATCTGCCACAGGAGGAAGCGGTTTAGTCAATATGAGTACAGTAAGCGGAGGAGTGGATGCCGGACGAGCTATTTCTCAATGGTTTAAACGCGCTTTAGACGAGTGGGCAAGAGAAAGAGTTAACGGTGTGTCGGAAGCAAATAAAGTGATACAGCAAGAACGATGAAAGTAAATATATTTAACATACAGAGCTATAAGTACAATGTAGAACCCCAAACGTTTATAGACGATTGGCAAAAGGGATTGGGACCAGATACACCGGAAGCAAAGAAATTATCGGTTCCGGAATTTATGGATGTGGTAAACGAGATTTCCAAAATTTCAAACCTGGACGCCATTTGGGCCACATACGACGATTGGGAGAAAGAGAAGTACAAGAACGAGTATTCAAACAAGAATTTGCCGTATATCAAGCCGAATACTCCTCTTTCCTTCCCTATAAAGGATTCTCCTTTGCTCATACAAAAAGCGTCAAAGAGCGATATGTTCATGAAGCAACGCGATTTTTCGGCTTATTGGTCTGAAAATTTGACAAAGCTTCTACAGGATAAGGAAGGATATGTAGCTGACAATGTGGTTGCACTGGACGAGGAAATGTCGGTAAGGACAAAAGTACAACCTATAAACATTAAGGTGTGGATATACTGTAAGGCTATAAACAAGGTTGTGGATGTAAGCCAGTTCGTCAATACATGTTCTACCGACAAAGGATTCAAGAACGGCACGTTTTCGATTAACATAACACCCTTCAAGGATGCCAATATGTCGAACGTGTACGGTGCAGGATATTATGATATATTCCCAGTTGTAACCCCTAAAGGATATGATTATAAATCCTATCTTGAAAAAGTGGTACAGATAAACGACATAGTGTTTATCCGGTTTGAGCGGCTGAGACTGGAAGGAAGTTCGGACAGTGAAAATGCCAACGATTTGTTTGTACCGTTGAACAAGCTTGCCAATAACGGGCCGGACTATAATGTTTGGGATATGATAGGTTTTGTAGACAGCGTAATGGAGACCTATTCTTCGGAAGACAATTCAAAGAGCACTGTCATAAGCGGTCGCGACATTGTAAAAATGTTTGTGGAGGACGGAAGCTACTTCATACCATTGGAAAATGTTAATGATACTATACAGAACTGGCTGATAAGGAAAACGGGCGGTATTTGGAATGGACGAAATGTATTTGGTGGCGAGTATCAATTTGTGTGGAATTTGGGGTACAAAACGATAAACGAATGTATTTGGTTCATTATAAATATAATGTCTTCTATCGGATTGTGTAGTGATGAAGTTTTTTCTTCATGGGGTGACAAGCGGATAACGGCATATAGCATTCCGGGGCAGCAGGACTTGAAGGTGAGGGGAATATGGCAGATTGTCAAGCTGCAAGTGTCTGGGGATATAATGGAAAGGATTGTGACAGATACGGGGCTGGGGAACCCGAACGGAACACTGATGCAGTACATGGAGCGTATTTGTCAATATCCTTTGACAGAATTTTTCTTTGATACCTATATAAACACGATTGATGTCATTGTAAGACAGCCACCGTTTACAGAGAAGGCGATAAAAGATGCCTTCAAGTCTGAAAACTATATTACGATAACACCGGATAATGTAATATCGTATAATCTGAGCTATGACCCACGCGTTTACACTTGGTTCCAGTTACACGCACAGAATGCACAGGTAGGTGG